TGTTTTCAACCGTTAACAGTGCTTTTAGGTGATCGTTTATCACTAACATTGTTTCATTGTTTATATATCCTATCGTTTTCTTATCACTATTTATATCGTTTATTGTTGAATTAATATCCTTTTCTTACGTATTACTAAGGTTATCAAAGTTATCGATATTTGTAATGATATTTAAAGGGACAATTATATCTTTATTATATTCAAATCCATAGTTATTCCCCAACTTAAAAGAGTTAAAACGCTCTCAATACTGTTTCTATTTAAAATCTTTTTTGAAATTTGGAATGTATTAATATTATCATCCGTTACTCTACTTAATGTTAACTCAGTCTTAATAACAGTCTTAGCTAACCTAGCTAATTTATTTAACATTTCCTCCGCTTTAATTATGTTAGTTAAAAAACTCTGTCTTATTAGAATCTACCAAGGATTTACCATTGGAACTAAGATCACCGATCTTTTTTGCTTGCCCTTCTTTATATAAAAGGGGATGAAATATTACATTTTCTAACCCTGTATTGGAATTAATAAAGCTTCTTACTTTTGTTACTTTTGTTGATAAAGCTATTATTTTTGTTACAAAGGTTTTCTGTATATAAATGATATTTTTACTATCAATTTCATCAGAACCTCCGGTTTGATTATGTGTATATTGAAAATATAAAATACACATAATTAATAATATCATAAATTTAATATGTCATAATATAATTTTAATATTAATTTAAATTCTTTAAAACTTATCTATATATTCTAGTTAATAATAATAATAATAAAATAGAACTATACTGTAGATATACAACTACTCACATAAATTAAAATCTTACATTCAAACCCAATTAATACAGAGGATTCACTTCTGTAATTAGTTACAAAGCGCCTACTTTATTGCATTCGCGGGACGCTTCAAATAACTTAAACCCGCAAAAAAGCCAACTTAGAATTCTGTACTTGCGTAATAACATAGTACGAACACTTGTTTTTAACAAACTCTTTGACTTTGTTGCCGATCATCTATCAATTCATGTTTTTCATTTAAATATCGAATATGTTTATTTTTTAATGCTTTTTTTTTAGAAACCTTTTATATTTTATTATCTTTTAGAAACTTTTTATATTTTATTAGCTTTTCTATCCGTAGTTTTAGAGCTGATTTATCTTTTTCTAACTTTTTAATATTTTTTTTGCGGTTCTTTATTTCTTCTCTTACCCAAGGTTTTTCATCTATTCGACAATTGGATTTACTTTTCAACCATTTATACTGTTTCTTTATATTCGTTGTTAGGGGCTTATCAGTACATATGTCCGAGGCAACAAAGGTTATATTCTGTAGATCTACAGTATTAAGTGGGGCAGTTTTAGTCCGTGATGAAAGCTTTTTTAGATATTTTTTCTCTTCAATTAGTTTTTTTATTGAATTGGTGTATTCTGATTTGGTTTTTTCTAACTTTCTTATAACCAGATTATAGCTTTTTATTTTTTTTTCTATCCATGTTTTTGCATTTATATTACAATTCGCTGAACTTATCAGCCAGTTATACTGTTCATATATATTTTTGCGCGGCTTACTCGTACATGCTCTACTTTCTTCCTCAGATTCAGATTCAGATGAACTGGTACTTGCTGTCGAAGAAACAGTTGGAGGTGGCGTAGATGCTCCATCTGTTTCTTCGACAGTTTGTAACATGGCGCCCTGAGCATTTCCTATGACAGTTTGAGGCGTAGATACTCCATCTGTTTTGCCAGTTTGTAACATGGCGCCCTGAGCATTTCCTATGACAGTTTGAGGCGTAGATACTCCATCTGTTTTGACAGTTTGTAACATGGCGCCCTGAGCATTTCCTGTGACAGTTTGAGGCGTAGATACTCCATCTGTTTTGACAGTTTGTAACATGGCGCCCTGAGCATTTCCTGTGACAGTTCGAGTCTTAGATTTATCATTTTTTACATAGCAATCATAGTTTTTATTCTCGGTTTGACCCCTTATACGATTTTTTAATATATATTTTTTTTTATTTTTATTATATGTAAAACCCTTACATCTTGAGTTATTATTGCAAGCTAAAACAGCTTGGCTCAGTAAATCAAATGATCGATAGACACCGATATTTGATGATGTTATACTAGAACCGGGATTACAATATGATTTAAGAAAAGGTATATATTTTATCTGGAGACCTGCTGCGATAGCTTTTCCTATTTTTTCATCAGTTGACACGTTTAGATATCTAAGAGTGTCCTTTTCGGCGTCTATAGTTGCAATTACATTTGCAAGCGATGAAATTTCTTTAATATTATATTCAGTATTCGTATTCGTATTTTTTACATTCTCAAAAGTAGCAATATTTTTGCTAACATGCATTAATACAATTAACACATTCAGATCCTTAATAAATTCGCTACCTACTGCTCTAGACATAATATTATAAACGGTTTTTCTAACCTCTATAGGGTCTGTATTAATATTAATTTTACTAGCAATGTCTTTTAATTCTTTCAATTCTTTATTAACATAAATCATATTATTTACAATATAATTTCTTAAAGCTATTATTGTATTCTCTTGCACATGACTTAGGGCTTCAGGGAAATTTTTATATTTCCCTTGATTATATAAAATTGTATAAAATATTAATTTATCAGACAGTAACGATTCACACTGTAATATATAATCTTTATATTTTAGTCTTTCCCCGACAAGCTTGTTGACCATTAGTATATGACCTTGTATATCATATTTTCTATAAGATGCATAGTTTGGTTTAATCAAATAATATTGACTAATATTATTTATGTAGGTATGTATTTCTGTCCTCTCCTTATTGTCCTGTACAGGGGATTGTAATGAGTAACTAATATAGTCCCAAAAGGTTGTATTTGACGTATTTTTTTTAATAAATTTTCTATGTAAATTTATCATTTCGTCCAAAAGATCATTTACAGTGTTAACAGTAATGTCATCGTTAAGTGGCTGTTTATAGGTGTAGTTGTCAATATCAATATTAATATTAATATCATTCTTTGTGATAGGAGACATACATGGATGGAATTCAACAAATTTATCAGATAAATTGCTTATATTTTGTAGAAATTGTCTCTGAACAGAGGGGTTATTTACAAAATCATCATCCCACTCGGCACCACCATATTGATTATATTTATACTGTACAGCTAAAATACATACAATTAATAATAACATAAATTTAATGTAAATCATTATATATATATAGAATATTAGTAATATCCTTAACTTATTATTATATATTAAAAAGACAATACATGCAATAACGGCAAGCCACCAAACGATGAGGCTTGCCCTCATCGTTAACATGCTCAGATTACTATTAGATTAGATGTTCTTTGTACTAAAAAAAGCAAGTATTGCATTTAATCTCGAAAAAAGACAACTTATATCCTTTTAACATATATTACCATTTTACAGACTTTGAAAAAAATTGAAAAATAATATATATTAATATGGACCGAATTATAGAATATGTATGGATAGGTGGTGGTATAGATAACATGGAATGGACCATTAGAAGCAAAACGAAAGTGCTACCATATACAAATATACCATCTATTGGGAAAGATGATGACAGTTCATTTACTGTACCTAAGGTCCCGCTACTGTCAAATTGGAACTATGATGGCAGTTCAACTGGTCAAGCGTCAGGGAAAGAGTCCGAAGTTGTACTTGTACCTACCGGGATGTCTATTAAAGATCCTTTCAATAAAATGAATGAAAATTTAATTATTCTATGCGATACATACATTTATAAAAAAAATAAAAAGACTGGAAACGTCACCCTTGTCCCACATGAATCTAATAATAGATTCAAGGCTAACAAAATATTCAATGAGGAAATAAATGCAAATACAGATAAACAGTCGTGTCATCCCTGGTATGGGTTGGAACAAGAATATTTCTTATTAGATCGTAAAACTAAAATGCCTCTTGGATTTAATAAAAAGGATAAACAGGGACAATATTACTGTAGTGTAGGCGCCTCTAATGCATTTGGACGAAATATTGTTGATGAACATTTACATGCATGTATTTATGCTGGAATAAATATATCTGGTATAAATGCCGAAGTAGCTCCGGGTCAATGGGAGTTTCAAGTCGGTCCTGTTGAAGGGATACATGCAGGAGACCAGCTATGGATGGCTCGATATCTACTCTTAAGAGTTGCCGAACGTCACGGAGTAGATGTGAGTTTCCATTCAAAACCACTTGATGGTAATTGGAATGGATCTGGATGCCATTGTAATTACAGTACTCTTAATATGCGCGAGGGAACAAAGGACCACAATGGATTATATTATATCAATAAAGCGATTAAAAAATTGGAAGCTAATCATGATTCACATATGGCCGTATATGGTAAGGACAATGACCAACGAATGACGGGAAAACATGAAACCGCAGACTATAACATCTTTACATCGGGTATAGGGGATAGAGGCGCGTCTGTACGTATCGGAAATGATACATACATTAACGGAAAAGGATATTTTGAAGACAGAAGACCTAGCTCGAGCTCTGACCCTTATCTGGTTACAAGTATACTTTTCGAAACAACACGTTAACATATTAACATATTAACATATTAACATATTAACATATTAACATATTAACATATTAACATATTAACATATTAACATATTAACATATTAACATATTAACATATTAACATATTAACATATTAACATATTATTGAAGCTTAAATCATTGTTTTTATTTTAAGTTACTTTGTATTTATACATTTTTATGTTATTCTATTCAAAATGTATATGCTTTTTTAAACTTCTAATAAATATGACGTCTCTTTTTACAATAATTATATTGTAATAAAATGACAGATCATGTTCCTGAGACCCGAGCAACCTATAGATACTGTCTTTATGTCTTCCTCTAAAACAATACAAAGTATCGAAAGTAAAATGAAAAAGCTCCTATCAGATATGAAATTAACAATTTCAAATGGTTCTCTTCATTCAGTACCACCTATAAAAGTACCACCTATAAAAAAACAGATTGATAACTACAGTGTGTGTAGCTGGGGTAGTTATTGTCATAATTACTGGGATGATTTGAAAGAGGAGGGTCATCATAAACATCAAATATGTATTGAAAAAGATTGTGCATATACATTTGGGTGTCCCATTAAAGAAAACGACTATTGTCATGTAGATAAATGGCGTTGCACACAATGTTGTATAAAGGGAAATCATGCACCTTCTATACATATATGTTCTGTCTGCAATATACCAATCCCTACTTCATGTACTGGTGTTGTGAGTAATTCCCAACGTGATAACGGCAAATGCAATACATGTGACGTATGTACTGTATGTGAGCGCAAAATTTACTTGGCTGGTCAAGGAAATGCAGTTTCCGATTGCAATATAAGAGTGTGTCAATCTTGTTATAATTCTAATAATAGACACATTAAATGTGTAAAACGGAAATGTGAACGTCGTATTATATCAAATACATATAATATGAAGCAGTTGTCTAACAAATGTAGTCACAAATCTTGCAAATAAGTCTATTATTTATCAACCGTATTTACTCTTTCTTTTTTGCCTTTTCTGAAAATTTAAAGGTACCGCTCATAAACGACTCTCTAGATAAATGTTTTTTCATATTTTATTCCCATTATTTTTTGTTTTCATTAGATTTTAGTATTTTTTAGTATTCTAAATCTTTTTTTGAAAATTAGTTTATGGGTTTTGGTGTCAAAGGACAAGTTGTCTTATTGACACCATCTGCACCACATAAACTATTATCAAAAACGTAATAGGGTGTTATTATTATGCCTTTTTTATTTAAACAACTGTTATAAAAAAACTCTTTTTTAACAAAATCAATCAAAGTTTATTTTAAATTATGCTTTATTTTACAAAAGTTTAAATATTTACACTTATACTTTGTTACTTTTCGTAGATCTTTTATACTCAATTCGACGCTCAATTCGACGCGCTTCGTTTTCCTTTTGTCGTTCTTTATAACATTCAATATCCCAAACCAACATGACTCGTAAATATGCTGCGTTTCTTTCATGTCCATCTCGTCCAGGGACCTTAATGTTCTTATCATATCCTTTCTCTACTTTCAATACACATCCACTTAATTTACTTTCTTTATCTTCGTTAATATCTTTATTGATTGACTCGATTACTGTTTGCTTTCCAGGTAATTTGCTTGAGTCAAATTCAGCTGTCTTTCGATTATAATGACCTCTTATCAATGTAACGATAGGTGTACTGTCCTTGCCCCTATCCTCATCTGGTCCACAAATATACGTCTGTTCATATGGTACCATTAACTCCACATGTTCTTTTTTATCTTCTCCTTCTTTAGTCTTAACGTTAACAGGAACATAATAGTTAAAAATACTCACACTATCATGACCTTTATTTACTGCTTCATTTACTACACCATCTTCCGCTTCTACCTCATGTCTTAATGTAGCATACATTGATGCTTTCAACAATACATGATGTATACTCTGACGTTCTTGTCTCAATTTTATCGCCTCTCGAATATTGGCATCACGTGAAGCACGGGCTACACTTGCTCTTTCTGTTAAACTCATTACTGTTTTAGTTTCCATATTGCAACCCTTCTCACTTGTGGAGGACAAGTGAGAAATGTGTTCATTTTATTTAATATATTATATATTTTTACTTATAAATATAAATATACTAACATAAATATAAGTAAAAAATGACACGTGTTTAATTTGAATGAGAAGAACGAATAAAAAGAAAAAACCAAAGCGGTATAAAGAGCCTATTATCCCTTCACAAACACACCATGCTGTCCATTGGACTGTAAAGAATGTATCTAGTAGTATTATACTCGATATATGGATACCTTATAGCTCACACACTTCTTATTCATCAATTGGTCTTACATCAATAGGCTCTAGTTATTCGCATAAATATAACCGAAGTTTTGATGGATATTCTGTTCCAATAATAAAATGGACAAAAAAGGAAAATATTTTTTACTTATGGTCAATTAATCAAGTATACTCTGCTGATTTTTACCATAGATTTGATGGTAAAAAGGAACAATCATTACATAAAATATTGTCTATCCTTAAACAACTTCCAAAATCAGATGAAATTCCCGTCCTACCAATACGTGACCTTCCATCATATTTGCCGAATCATACTAAAGTTATAGTGTAAAATTATTTCAATTCATCTGTGACACGTATCAACGTCTTACCTAGTAGATTTTCCCCCCATCTTGATACATGTACCTTCTTTGCATTATATTCATTATATCCAATTCCCCATATACGATCTAAGGGAGCTGCTTCAACTAACATCTTAGGATATGTGTCCAATAGTTTTTTCTTAAGATGTATGTTTTGTGTAAATTTTGCAACATTATTACGATATACAATATCTTCTTTGTTTTTATCCCATGTCAATGCGTTAAAATTATGCACTTCTCTACCAAGTCTTTTAATATCCCTTGGATTACATTCAGATAATATCTTATCTGCTACATAATGATCATCAAATAATATTGCTTTTTGATGCATCATTGCTTGTTAACAACAATTGTAGTCAATACCATTCACATTAAATAAAGACCTGTGAAATTGTGATAAATACCCTTTATAAAAATAATAATATTCTGTGCATTGTTTAGCCATATAATTTTTAATTATATTCAATTTTAAAAACAAGAGATAAATATTATTGCACATATTATGTCCAATAATACGCATAATTATAGAACGAAATTGAACATGTCACATACACATATAATTTTTAGTTTACTTGCTCTTATATTAATAACGGATATATTACCCAATTAAGATGAACCAAAAAAGTATATGGTTTAGGTACACCTACCGTTAGAGGAAAGACGGTGTCCCCAAAAATATAGAGCCACCGGCTCAGATGTAGGTAATTTAAAGATTGTTAGCGATTTGAGCGCAGAGGATACTAAATCTAATGATTGTATAGGACCACAAACATGGAATTATGGTAAATGTGGTTTAAACCTGTCAGTTGAAGACGGAAACAAACTAGCATTAGCAGCTGCGATGAAAGCTCGTGAATCGCCATATATGCCAGTTGATACAAACACTGATACAAAAACTGATAAAAAAAGCTTAAAAAATGTTATAAAAATAAAAAACTATGGAAAGACGATTTTAATAACTGATTTAAATTACCAGATGGTTTACAAGCGTTAAAAGACAAATGTTTTGATTAAACTATAACTGAGGTAATAGTTATTTCTCGAGGATCTAAACATTTGTTAATTTATAACTATTGTGATTTTGTTTATAATCATAATAAATCAAATCACAATATTATAGTTCAGTTAGCTAACTACTAATGACATTATTACTTTCCAAATCTAGCCAGAGTAAGTTGTCGTCGTCTTTCTCGTTCTTGTGTTGCTTGTTTTTTTTGTTTTTCTTTTTGTTGTTGTTTTTGTTTTTGTTGCTCATCTTGTTTCTGCAAATATATAATATGTGCTTTATGCAAGTCGTCTAAAGAGACAATGGGTTTACGACTAGCTAGCATATCAGCTCTTTCTTTTCTAGTCATCTTTTCTCTTCGTTGTTGTTCTTGTTTCTGTTCTCTCTGAAATTTTTGAAGTTCACTTCTTTGTTTTTCCTTCAATAGGTCTTGTTTTAATGACTCTTCATACAAGAGATCTTGTTCTTCTATTTCCTGTCTTCTCATTATCAACGCTAGGGTTTCCTTTGGTTTTACAGGTTTAATCAGTCTTGATACAGGTTTTACAGGTTTAATCAGCCTTGATACAGGTTTTACAGGTTTTACAGGTTTTACAGGTTTTACAGGTTTTATAGCAGTATTTCCATTAAATAGTTTTTTTAATAGAACTTCAAGTTCATGTCTTTTAGTTGTTGCTGTAACACTTATTCCATTTTCCGTTAAATATGTTCTTATCTCATTTGTATTCATTCCACCTCGTGTTTTAGTATCACCTGTTGAAGCTTTGAGAGCTCTAGAATCTTTACTCATATAATATAAATATTTATTATATTATAATGAAAGTAATTATTACATCCGTAATGTTTCTCATATTAGGGATCATTATTTACTGGTTTGCATATCATAAAACAGTGCCTATTACTCAATATGGTGGCAGTACTATAATTGATAATGCAGATACAACTATAAACGAAAGTATGATATGTAAAAAAGATTTGCCCCCAGCGAGAAAGTTTTATAAAAAACTTTATCATTCTCGTGACTATGGATTGAATAAAAAACAACACGCAAAAGTTATAGGACCTACACCAGAACCTACACGCGATCATCAAAGCCATCCAGCTCCATACCCAAGACAACAAAGAGAATTAGATATGCCTTCCCTTTTAGATAATAACAATAAAAAAGAAGGAAATTATTACAAATCTCCTTCAGATATGTCAAAATTAGAACAATTAAAATTTAAAGAAAAAGCCAAATTTCATAATATGACAACTATTGATTATGCTAATTGGTTAATGTTATTTAAAGAAAACCCTGAAAATCTATCTGGGTTTCATAGAGCAAATTTAAGAATTGTTTTAAGAGGAGGGAAACTCGTATCGACAGATCTACCACAGGACCAAAAACTTCCAAATAATGCTTCCCATGAATACACTAATACAATTCTAAAAGGAGAAACAACTAACATACCACAACCAGAGTATTTAGGTTATCTACCATATAATTATGACGAAGAAGCTCCAGGTGATAAAGTACATAACCGTAATCTCCGTCACTTAGATTATATTAATCCAGATGAACCTTACAAAACATGGATTTTAACCCGCAAAGGAACAGGAAAACACAAAAACGAACATAACATACCAATATAATTATATTTAAACTTTATGCAAAGAATAAAAATTCTCATTTTATAGAATATCTATCCCCAAATGCATCTGATCACAAAATATCTATGTTAATACAGTTAAGTAATAATTTTAAAATGATGCTTACGAAATTTCGTTAAATTTCTTATTAAAATAAATAATCCTATCTGATGAAACTCCTTCTGGTATAATCCAGGTTATAATAATTGCAGAACCTTCATCGGAAACTGGTAATATGCCGACAGTGTCAGTGTCACCGTCATCATATATTGACACTCCAACATTACCAGTACGTCCAAACATGACTGGATAGCTATCATTCATTTTATTTACCAATGTTGACTTACCATTGCTCCCAGTGCCATAAAAATAAATGGTTCCAAACTTCTTCAACGAAAATGCCATATTAATATATTTTGAAAACTTTTCGAAGTTCTCTTTATCAAGGATTGACTCAGCATAGTCATAATACATTTCACTCATAATAAATATGTTTTTTTGATCATTTTAAATTTTTAATATCACCTTTTGAATCAATTGGTTTATTTTCTATTATATGTTTTTAAATCAAGATCTTTAGTAAAAACACAAGTTTCAGTAAAAATACAGTTTTTAAAATTAGATCCAATTTTGTTGGTAAGAATTTTTGCCGTATAAGGTATTAATTGTAAAATTTTTACATATGTCTTTTTCCTCCACACATACAGTTGAATTACTGCATTGTAATTACCCATAAGGGGTGGAGTTTCAGCGTCTGATAGTTTAATATAATTTGTGCTTATTCCAAGGCTTTTTAATATTTTATTTTCTTCAATATGTACACTATAAGTCTCATTATACTTGTTATATCCAATTACACTAACAGGAATACATAAATATGGAACAGAATAATATTTACTACCCTTCTCTCCTCTAAGTATAAAATTACCATAATGTACTAGATCTTTCCCCATTGATATTTGTTTTGCTGTATTCCATCCAACTACAGATAATGATCCATATGTACTCATAGAACATTTTGATTTAGCTGTATTTTTAATTCCATATGTATTAAGATACACCTTTGTTAGAGTTTCTGCATCTGTTTGACTTATCTTTACAGTATCGCTTTGACTAATATTATAGAGTCCATATAATGGTACAGCATACCCTTTATGTAAAGCTTTACTTAGACGCCGGCCATTTGGGAAACGTAAAGAGTTAAATCTTGTACTTATTCCACTCTTTTTTGTCAATATAAATTCAGAAGTTTGATAGGTCAGAGACTTATGAATAGCACACTGTATACAATCCATATCAAAATTTTCTATAAGTTCTCTTGGAGTTTCCTCTACACGCATTATTATCTGTATAGGAATGTTAAAATCAGCATGTGATACAGAAATAATGGAATAATTATTATTGTTATTCTTTTGTGCCATGTCTTTTTCATAACACAATACAAAATATTCTGTATCGATGTCTCTTAGTATATCCAGAATTTCATTAAATTTATCCTCTGTTTGCACAAATACATCAATATCGTGCACATGAGCACAAAAATCTAAATTATCTGTCGTAACAGATGCAACAGAACTTCCTGCAATTATTCCAATATCTTGGATTTTATCAAGTATATAAATACTTTTTTTACTATTGCCATATTTTTGAGCAAGCCTCTTAATATCTGGATTTAGCGCCAAAAGAGGTTCTTTAATCTCTTCTTGGAGGGTTTTTGACTCAGTGTTTGAAAAATAATTAACAAATTTGAACATTAATAAATATTAATTATCCTTTTTTTTTTAATATCATTAATAAAAAAAGGATATTACATTAATGTACATATTATAATGATGACAACATTATATCAATTTACATTTCTAAAATACAAATAAATGTTATAATTTTCCCAATTCATTGTTTATCCAACAATAAGTTATTTTAATTCCTTTTTCTAAACAATATATAGGTTCCCATCCTAATTTATTTTTTATCAATTTATTATCAGAATTTCTACCTCTTACCCCAACACCATTAAAATCTATATTTTTAATAGTTAATTGTTTTCCTGATATATTAATTATCATTGACATAAAAGCATTCATATTTATCATTTCTTTTGATCCTATATTTACTGGTCCTTTGAACCCAGACTCCATTAATTTTAATATACCTTCTATGCAAGAATCTACAAATAAGAAACTTCTAGTTTGTTTTCCATCCCCAAAAACTTCTACAATATCGCCGTTTTGAGCCAGTGAGACTTTTCTACAAAAAGCAGCAGGAGCTTTTTCTTTACCGTCTTTATATGTGCCGTATGGTCCATAAATATTATGAAACCTAGCAATCCTAATATCTAAGTTTGGATAATCGTTATTATATGCAAAATATAATCTTTCACTAAATAACTTTTCCCAACCATATTCGCTATCTGGTTTAGCAGGATAAGTGCTATCTTCACTACATATAGGATTTTCAGGGTCTAATTGATTATATTCTGGATATACACAAGCAGAAGAAGAATAAAATATCTTTTTTACATTTTTCTGAGAACATGTTCTCAGTACATTTAAATTTATAATACATGAATTGTGCATAACATCAGAATCATGTTCTCCTGTGTTTATATATGTAGAACCACCCATGTCTGCTGCTAATTGATATACTTCATTTATCGTATTATCAATACACACATCAACTTTGAAAGGGTCACGCAAATCAGCAATAATAAACTCATTTGCATCTGTTTTTTTAAATTCATGATATTTAATATCTACTCCTCTCACCCAATGACCCAGTGATTTTAATTTAGTAATTAAATGTCCTCCTATAAATCCACCACCTCCTAATACAACTATTCTTTTCATTATATATCTATCTATATAAATATAGATAGATAGAGATAGATAGATATATATATATATATATATATAATGTCTAAAACGCTAGTAATAGTTTTAAGTGAAACCCGAGCACACGAATTAACATTTGATAATTTTAAAAAAAATGTTTATGATGAATTAAATGCAGATTTATGTATATGTATTGGAATTAAACCTGATTATGATTATAATAATCCATATTATAAATTAGCAAAGTATAAGTTTTTATATGAAGAACCATACGATTTCGGTGATGCATTTGATTATGCTTATAATACAATATCGTTAAATAAACCAAAATACGAAAAATTACAAAATACAAATTCTTTATACGGTAATATAGAACATAAACCAAAACAATCTACAGAAAATATTTCTTATTACGAAAATATAAAAAATGTTAATCATTTTACGGATGATGAAATCATTGTATATAATAAATATTTCTCAGACAATTTATGGAAAAACCAAGTTTATGGAATCAAACACAGTGATAGTAATAATTTAGTTCATCAAGAAAACGTAATTACATATAAAAAACCATTATATTGGCGGGAATTTCTAAAAATAAAAGACCAATTTTTAGGCGGAATCAAAGATGATAATAATCAACATCCTGGGTCTGCTGGTATATTAATATTTTTTAGATGGTTATTATTAAAAAATTTAATTGAAAAAGATTTATTAAGTAAATATGATAGGTTTGTTATAACAAGAAGCGATTATATATATCAATTGCCTCATCCTAAACTAAAATATATGAATGAAAATTGTATATGGATTCCTAATTCCGAATATTATGGCGGATATACTGATAGACATGTTGTCTTATCTAAAAATAATATAGTTCAATATCTAAATATATTTAATAATCTTGTACTTAGATCGAATGAGTTTTTTATTAAAATGAAAAATAAATGTGATTGGAATTTAGAAAAATTAATAAAATTTAATTTAAAACAAAATAACGTATTACATCTTGTCAAAGAATTCCCTTATGTTATGTATTCTGTTAGAAATATAAACGGATCTACACGATGGGAGAAAGGAAATTATTCAGAACATTTCGGATATTTTATAAAATATCAATCAGAATATTCTATATCTAGTTATTATAAAAAGAAGTTTGAAAAATTCGGACTGGCAATTGATAAATTTTATAATATACATATAAGATAAAAATTTTAAAATATGATATTATATCATTAAGATACGTTTATATACTATAAGTATATTATTAAAGATTGTATCCATTATACAATCTTTAATATACTAAACAAGTCCTATCCTCGTCATATTGAAAAAGTTGGCCCAGAATGGCTGCCTGGATCTAATATTTATCTAGTTACCGTTAAAGAACAACCTAAATACATAACCCATTCTACTCACGAATTCTTTAAAAAAGGCAATGATGAATCCCTATTACAATATACTAATACGGTGCATTATAACGAAAAATTAGCAACTGCAGTTTTAATGCGTGAATGGTAAATGTAAGATAAAAATGATGAGTAAATGATGAGTAATGAATCATTACATTAACATCATTGCGGATAATGTTACTTCCTCTGTATATTCCAGTACAAAGGAAATAAAATCTTATACAGACATGAAATTTGCTGTATGTAAATTATTGAATATTATCATATTAACTCTTGGTATAACGTGTTCTACATATTTTATAAGCTGTTCACTTAGTATCTTATCTTTATTTATGACAGCTTTTAGCATATATTCAATTTACGCATACTGTAAAAAAATATATATTTTTATTCATTCGGCTCCACTTGTAGCTGAAAAGGAATTTAATCAAGTTATAAATTATCTATCTAAGCAAATATGTAAATGTACAATGAATGCATATGCATTTATTAAAAGTAGATAATGTATACTATATATCGATGTAAAAAAACTGATTTAAAACAAAGAGTTAATGCCCGAAGAATCCAAAGATATTCCGAATAATTCAATCAGAAACATATTGCATGTTTCTGATGTTTTACATTTACCTATTTCTGAACTCAATAAAAGAATAGTGCGATTTGAGGGTATAATATGTGCAGATGATATAGAATCTAATGGTTGTGGCAATAAGTTGACTGTCAGAGATTTCGACACAGATGATACTATTTATGTATATACTGATATTACTACTACAGACAAATTTAAAAATATTCTTGAAGAACAGGAAGAAAATTATAACTACATATTAAATGCAATTAATAAACCTGATTCACATGCACAAAAAGTAGGTAAATTTTCTTCGAATCACTTAGATGAAGAATATGACTATCTATGTATAGTTGTTTGCGGTAAACTTGTATCACAACCAAGCAACAGTGATAATGAGACCGAATCAAAGCTTGGAGGTTTTCGTCATGTAATTGATTGTTTATCATTGGAAAGAGAATACTTTTATGATATTTTCTCTGAACTATTTTATGATAGTGATGACGATTCTAATTCGCCATAGTTTATAAACAATTCAGTATTTTAGTACATTACATATAGTTAGAACATTTTTCTGGATAAGCATCATAATAGCAACCTCGATGAAACCATATTATATCAAATTTTATCCCTTTATACCCATAATACTTTCCCATCCGATAAGTACGTTTTTCTAGCCTATCATAACACAGTCTACATTTTGAACGCCCTGTCAGAGCAATTTCAGGTTTATACTCTTCATACGAATCTTCATATTTAGGAACATGATGGTGACATACATTATTATTTACTGCTTTGCACTTTTCATGAAACCATTTCTTAGATGGACATCCTTTATATATTGAATCTTTTCCTACCCTATATGTTCCTTTTTCTATAAAATTAAAACATACCCTACTTTTTGAACGTCCTGTTGGTGCTTTTTCATAGTATTTATATGAATTATCAACACAATTATTAGATACATTGTCATTATTTCTAATTAAATCGATTATTATAGATTTATTATCCTTTGTTTTAGATTTCATCTGATTAATTTCTGTCATCCATTTCGTTATTCTAGAACTGCAATAATCTATTTTATGTAATGGATTACCACATTTATTACATAACGAGAATAATCCACACATTAATGTTTTTTATTGTTATAGCTTCAGATATACTGATTTCCTCATTAATCCATTGCCATCCACGTACATTATTTATACCATATTTAATCATCTGTGCCAATGTCTCGTATTGTTCCCATACTTCAAGAGAATTTTCCTCTCTTGAAGTAATGACTTCGCCTCGTCCTGTGACTCAGTGAAGTTTTGTGAATTGCGAATTAGTACAATTAAGATGTTCTTGTACCCGCTTTTCTACATTATACGACATTCCTGCATAACGTCGATTATTATTGAGAAGAATAACATAAACTCCAGTCATTATTTTTGTTTCTGTTCAATTTAAAAAAGTTAGATTAAAAGATTATTAATTATTATGTCAAACATCTATGAAAAAATTATCATGTCTCAACATAACATGAAAAATGGTATTGTTTCCACTGAATCAACAGATACAGTTAATGTAAAATTTCATAGATTGGATACATTACTATTATCACCTGACTACTTCGATATGTGTAAAAAGATGAGCACCTTAGTTGAACATCTCAATTTTAATAAAGTACTTTTATTAGTTTCAAGAGGATATTTATTTACAAGATATCGCAAAACAACTTGATGTTGGAATTATCAAAGCATCTAAAGAGAAAAAACTTCCAAATATGGTCAGTGTATCATATGGAACAGAATACTCTAAATCAGAACTATATGTTCTTGATGACGTTATAATGTCATGGGACCGTGTTTTAATTATAGATGACCTTGTTGCCACTGGAGGAAGTATCGCTGCTGCAGCGACATTAATTGAAAAATTTAACGCTTCTATAGTTGGTGCTTTAACTGCAATCCAACTAAAAGAATTTTCTGATAGTCAAGTAAGAAAGGATATTAAAGTTTATTCATTATATCAAGCAGAAACTGATGGGAAACTAACATCAACTTAACCTTTATATCCCATGATAGAATATGCTTCTCGTGAGCCTACCGATAATAGAACCGTTGTTATGTCTCATCCAACTAGTCATAGTTTAGCAGACGGTGTAATCGATCAAGATCACAGTAAATACAGATACGGATATGTTTCATGGAAACATTTCGGAGATACATACCCAAATATTACTTTCGATACTAACATCGAGAATAAAGATGTTATATTCGTTATGTCTATGCATGATCCAGCAACATTCATGGAACAATTATCAGTTCTCCTCGTTCTTCCTCGACAAAGAATACGTTCCCTACGTATTATGATGAGTTATTTTGCACCAGGAACTATGGATAGAGTTGATACAGAAGGCATTATTGCGACAGCAGAAACAGTTGCTACGATCCTTACTACAGCACTACCACAAACAAAAACAGGACCACCCATTCTAGAAATATATGATATTCATTCTCTTCAAGAAAGATTCTATTTTAATGATAATGTAATTGTAGAACTGAAATCAGCAATCCCAATTATGCAAAAAATATATACACGTGACTGGACAATTGTCTTCCCAGATGATGGTGCAGCCAAAAGATTCGGTCCATTGTTTCCTAATTATCCTAAAATTACATGTTCTAAAGTACGCATTAATGATAGCCGTAAGGTAACAATTAAAGATATAATTGGAAAACCAGGAGATAAATATATTATTGTAGATGACCTAGTACAAACAGGTGGGACATTACTATCATGTGCTAAGCTTTTACGTAAGGAAAGCGGTGCTTCTGTTGTACATACATATGTAACACATGCTGTGTTTCCTAAACATTGTTATAGACGTTTTATGTCTGATAACTGTCCAATTGATAAATTAGTGTACACTAACTCAAACGCGACCGTAACCGACATTCTTAAGAAAATACCTAAATTTAAGGTACTGTCATTAATTCAATGTTCCGATCTTAAAATTAATAATATTGCCGTATCCTTTACTAATTTTGATAAAATGGAAGCAGTTCATTCACTTGAACTTAACTCGCGGATTTTTGGATTCGGTGTCTCATCGGATGTATCAGAACAACCCCGCGGAAAAGAAATAATTATTGGTTGTAAAAATAGATCAGCTAATACACAATCTGAACTAAAAAAATTATCCCGACATTTCCACGATATACATTCCCTTGAAAATGGATTAATAAAGTGTCAAAATCAAATATATGATTTATGTTTAATCTTGATTGAAGCACCAAGTCATTTATATAACTCAAGTCCTTCATATTATTATTCTCAATGTGTACTTGTTCCAGAGTATGCTGTAAAATTATCAAAGGCTTCTGATTGGACTTTAACATGTGGTAGTATAATAGAAAAAACAGAATGTCTTGAAGAAAATTCATGGCATCAAATTTATGATAAGGATAAAAGAACTAGAATACAAATAATTAAAGATGCTTTCAAAGAAAAATTTTATGGTATAAAGGAACTTTCTTACATTAAATATTAATGAACAATATATGAAATATCATTTTCACATTCTAATGTAATTATATTATCACTTATATGTTCTATACTTCTTTGTGATATAGCCAAACACATTGAATAATCCTGTGTAACCAAATTTATAACTTCGGGTAAAACTGTAATAAAGTTTATCTGATCTAAACAGTCTAATGCTTCATCTATAATAATCAATGAACTCTTTGAATTATAACTGAATTTATTCAAGGCACGCTTAAAACTAACCTGCATAATTAGCTTTTCATAACCTGATAAACTTCCAATAGATAAATAATTATCTGAATCCTTGTTTTTTGTAATGATATTCATTGTTTGTTTTTTCTCATCATACATTATAATTATTGTATATCGTGTAAAATTACTGATAATACAATTGATATATTCTTCAACTGCCTTTATTTTATTGAATAATAATTTACTAGTTATTCCCTTATTTCCCATAATATCATTATAGTCTTGTAACGGAATAATGTCTGTTTCTAGTTTCATCAATTCTTTATCTAATATTTTTATATCATTTAGTACCTTTTTATTAGCTGATTTACGGTACTGTAGTATAGATAAATGTTCCTTATCTAGCCGATACTTTTCCTCTTGTTCGTTATACATATTCTGACATATTTTTAATTTATCTTCTATATCAGTATTATTTTTTTGTAGTTTTTCCTTTTCTTTTATTATCTCTTTTTTATCGTTATATGTTTTAGATGCATCTAATTTAGATTGCAGCTCCTTTAATTCATCCCATTCTTTTTGTTTTGTAATTTGTTCAATCAATGGCTTTTTAGCATCTTTTATTTTAAGAACCTTGTCCCGTAACAACCTTTGTTTTTTAAGACGTTTAATCTCATTTAGTGTATCAGTTTCATCTACAATTGTTTCCAGTAATGTTATTTTATTTTGTATTGTATCTATATCTCTCTTTAATTCTATGATTTGTTCATAATTATTATACCATGTCATAATTATCTTAAGTTCATCTAGTTCCTTCTGATATTTTTCATTACTTATATGAGTGTCAATATGCTCTAATATAGTTTTTAATTCCTGTTGAAGCTCTGTGATATTAATAATATCGGTAAGTTCCTGTATTGTTTTATTGTTTGCTGTCCATTTTAACTGATTGCTTTGTTTTCTTAATTTAATATTTTTCTCAATTACAATATTATCTTCCTTATTTTTAGTCAATAATTGTAATTTTTGCTGTGTTATACTATATTGTCTCGATAATACAGTAATTTTTTTCATTATCTGTTTACGGTCATTCTCGTTATCCAAATGGCTTATTATTTTATCAACTATGTTTACGTCAATCAAACAATAATCCGTTTTTATATCTAAATCATATGATATTTTGAATTCATTGTCAATCATCGGACATGTAGATAATATATCTACATATTGTCCAATATCCGTAATAATACTTTCGTCTAAAATATTTATTTTTCCCTGGAACTCTTGTAATTCAGATGTTAGTCTTTCAATCTGTTCAGTGTTACATGAATATAATACAAATCCATATTTCTCATTTATCATATTCTCAATATCACATATATTTAAATCTATTTTAGTATTAGTATCTCTGTTGCGTTCCAGTTGACAGTTATCATATTGTATACTGGATAACTGTGAACGAATTGTTGCTATATCTTTATGGATATTTGTCTTGTTTAAGTTGTAAGATTTTAACTCTTGTTTACGAGACCTTAGCTTATCTAATTCACTTGTCATTGGAACAATATGTTCTTTTACTGTTTTTATTTTACTTTTAACTTTGATTAAAGATAATTCAGGTTTATCTATAGCTTTTATACCATGTTCTAAGGTTTCTAAGGTATGTGTTAGTTGTCCCAAATTATTATTTAACTTATTTATTGTATCATTTGATGATAATGTTGTTTTTTGTCTTAATTCCTTTATATATTCCATAAGTTTAACTAAATCCTCCTCAAGCTCCTCTAATGTATCTGAGTCTTTGTGAATATCCTCAATATCATTTTCAATAGCAGACAGTTTTTCCATTAATGTATCTAATTTAAGTTGAAGATATTGAGTAGTAGAACCAGTATCTTCGGCTTCAGGATATTTTTTAATATTATTTATTATATCATTCCTATCAAACCCTATAATCTGTTCATCATTCCATCCATAATTACTAATTATTTCAATATATTCACGTATTTTAGACTCTATGTCTTGTATGTTTCTATATATATTGTCATATTTCTGTTTATGTAGAGCTAATTCATCTCTTTGTAATTCATAAGCTACCTTACTCGTGTTTACTACAATTTCGTGTTGTTGCAATTCTTCTGTACTTATTTGTTCATCCAATATGCTTTCCATACTACCTTTTTTTATTTTTGTATGTTTGATACTATCCTCAATATTCTGCAATTCTTCTTTATTCAATTCTTTATATGTATCATATACACCCATTTTAAATAATCGTTTCAATGTTTTAACTTGTTCGGTAGGGGACATACTTAACAAATCTAGAGAACTTTCATTATTCAATAAATTGCACAGTGAAAAATCTTTTATATCACCAAATAATTCTTTTATATATGTATCATTGTTATTTTGCCGTAATTCGCCACAATTTAAAAGTTTATCACTATTTATATTTGATTTCCATATTTCGCATGTAAAATCATACTTATTTAACATTTTGAGCATCATCGATGTGGAATTATTTATCTTCTTTCTTATTGTTTTTCTTATTATCAAATAATATTCATCTCCATACTTTAGAAGTATTTTAACATATCCACTGGTTTCCTGGTTATTAATAATATCAAATGTATATGTACTACTGTTTAGGTTTAATGGCGTTCTACCAAATATGGAAAATAGTAATATATTGACAATACTTGTCTTCCCTATTGTATTTAAAGCAGTGATAGAAGTAACTCCTCTTTTAAAGTTAATACGATTAACTATACTTCCACCATACCCAAACATATTTTTAAATTCTATACTTAACGGTTTCCATACAGCCGTAACCATGTTAATATCATCTGCATCTACAATACTTTGATAATGTTTGTGTAAATCAACAAGCGCATCAGCATCATATTTTTTACGTTTTGCCTGTTCTATAATCAATTCTATCTCATCATCCTTTCTTTTTATATCAGGGGGAATTTCGAATTCATTCATATCTTCAGTAATACAGTTTTTCTTAGAAATTGTCAGGGTCTTAACTTTTCTCTTAAGTTCAGATACTATTAGATCGACTTGTGTCGCAGTACAATTTTTGATTAATAACCTTACATAACAATTTTTAGGCAGTATTATTTCATCTATATTTTCACCCCAAACCCATTCTCCATTCTCACATATAACATCAATAAACCCATAGTTATTGTGTATTGGCCATAATTTAGGTTTTAGGTTTTTATCCCATATTAATATACCATGCCCGTCTAAATTTTCCCCATGATTTTGTTGTATTAAACTGCCTGAATAAGCTATAGGATTTACTGTATTAAAGATTTGATGTTTATGTATATCCCCCAACAACGTTGCATCAAATCCATCGAAGTCCTGAATAGTTCGGTTACGTGAAGATATTTCTTCTTCTTTTATATCATCTTTAGATTCATATCCTGTATCACTAACTGCTCCGGTAAGTGTACCATGATATAATGCAATATATTTACGTCCAGGTTGTTCCATTTTATAGTTTATTATATCGTTCCTTGTTATGAATTCCTTATCATATAAACTTGACACAACAAAACTATGTTCTGTGTCACATGAATTATATATTCCACTATATTTTAAGTAATGTAAACTAGGAATATCTTCTGCTACCGGAGTAATTGCGTCTAATCGACTCGTATTATTTTCCAACATATCATGATTACCTGCAATAACTAAAGCAGGACAATTCTTAGATATAACTTTAAAAAAATCGCGACAGATTTTAAATGTTTCTGGTTTAAAAATTGTTTTATTATCAAATATATCCCCAGTTACAACAACAATAGAGGATTCTTTTGAACATAAAGCATGCAACTCTTTTTCAAGTGTATTAAATACCTCAATGAATTCTTCGTGACGCTGAAGCGGTCGTATATGAATATCAGATATATGTAATATTTGGGAAAATTTTCCCAAAGGTAGATCAGTATTTACCCATTGTGCCGGATCCATTATTACTGGTATCTGCGAGCGTTTTTTTATAGTGTCTTTGACAATATTTTTAACCTTTTTAACATTTTTAACATTTTTAACATTTTTAACCTTCTTAACATTTTTAACCTTCTTAACCTTTTTAACCGTGGGCTTAGCACTTACCTTAACAATTGGTCTGGTTTTAATTTGTTCCATTAATATATAATGAATATCATTTTTACATTAATAGTGCATAGATAAAATTATGTTTGCACCTATTAATATTTTAATAACTTTAAAATATTAATAGATCTTTAAATATTAATTACGTGATAATGGTATTAATCACCAGAATACATTTTTATAAAAATGATATACCATTTTAGTTTATAAGAAGTATGTATTGCATCACAACCATTTAAAATAACAGCTATATTACAAGGTGTTAAATGGATTATCAGTAATATATCAGATAAACCTCTACATTTAACAATAATTTTATTTACAGACGATCATCCACATGGTATATCTAATAAAATTATACTTGACAATACACCACAAAACTTAGACAATAACTACGGTTCACGTATAAATACAATTCATATTAAAACAAACACTGATTATTATATTGTTGATAAGTTTCAAATTTATAAACATGGAACTATTCCTCCTAAACTAGGCACTATCATGTGTGGAGGTTTCGATGGTTTAAGTAGAAATCATTCAAGACTACTTAATATAAGCATGTCTTTAGGAGATACTTATATATGTTGATAAAGGTTCCAAGCATCATTCGTCTGACGAATTTATATATTCTTACAAAGACAGAAAGGAAGCACTATCAATAGCAGCTATACAGATATCTACTAATCGTTGTATTATTAATCCTCGGGAACCCACAACTAAAATGAGACAATGTTTAGCAGACGCTAAACAAAAACTTATAAACTTGGGATGTATGAAAATTCTATATGTATGTGGTTCAGACCAAGCTGAATACGTAACTGCGAAATTACCTGATAATATTTATTTATTATCTATAGAAAGAGTTCAAATAGATAATCGTTCTAAACAATCTGGGATTTCTAAACAATCTGGGATTTCTAAACAGTCTGGGATTTATAAACAATCTGGGATTTCTATACCAAAGATTTTATTGACATTAGATTTAGTAAATCAGGTTAAACTAAAATATACATCATTATATTTTAGTTCATCGCTAATGCGAACTCAAAAGAAAATTAATAGAATACTTGATGTTTATTCGATAGACATTAAGGAAAATCATTCCGAATCTTTAATGTTTAATAATCGCAGAGGATTAATACAATATATTGCATCTGGTTTTAAAATATCAAACAAATGTAATATATATACACGCACTGGACTACTAGAACATCCTGTAAAAATAAACTCGATTATATTTCACTATTAAATAATAGCCGTGTTGTTATTGTTCTACCCAGTAGATCCTCTACTATATCTGATCATATGGGTTGTCTTGAATATAATCATATGTCAACATTGCATAAAATGACCCGTTTGCTTATTGTTGATTACAAAAATAAAACTACTACATCCGAAACTTGGTTGAATAGTATTTATAAGAGTAAACAACTATATTTTAATTCAGATTCATTAAACATAATGTGTGAAATTATGGCCCCTAGATTTAGTGATAATTTACGTTTCTGTTCTCAATCTCATCGCTTCATTGGATCCAAAATCGATCTAATAGAAGCTAAATATAGATTAAATAAATTTACGATTATTTCAAGAAGTATGGGATCTATTATATCCCATATGATATTTTTTGCAGCATACAAAGCAATGATGGACATAGGGTATTCCGTTTTAGAAACTATGGATTTATTATCATGCGTTGTTTCCTTAGATTTTGGATTTATTATTAATCCCGAAGATAGATTAACATATTTTAAACACTATAAATTTATGGGATCTAATGATATAAAAGCACAAGAAAAACTAATCAAATATAAATTAAGCTCTGTTAGTTTAAATGCAACTATGATTAATGTACAAACTTTAATAGAACCTGTAAAGATAACATCCGATGGTATTAAGGGATAGCATCATATCCCTTTACATAAACAAAAATACTCCAGCCATAAATCATTGCTTATCTAGGTTTATCTGACTTACCTGCTGACTGGCAGACATGTAATATAATTCATACATATATTGCAGATACATTAACAAGATAACAATGCTATATCACCGTAAACATACCTTCTTTGATAGACATAGTAAAAAACAGTTATAAATAACAGTCTATATACTTATACTATTCAATAATTATGTTAAATTATTTAATTAAATTGGATTAAATAATTTAACATACATAACTGAACCGTATTTTGGATTAACATTCTTTGTAGGTATTTGAATTACTGGATTACTTTTAGCATATATTTTAAAATGTTGAGGAATTTTCCGTTTCATTAACCTATATAAACTATATATGGTATAACCTAAAAAATATGTACTTGTAAATTTATCTATACTCTTGTCCTCAAGTTCAATTAGATCTTTAAAATATATAGTTACCTTTATGTTAGCATGGATCTGTTTGATAACAGATATCCATATCTACCTCAAAATCAGACATAATAGAATTAATTGGTGATATTGCTGTCATTAACTAAATAATATAATCATTTTTAATGATATGAATATTATATTTTTCAAATAGATTATACCTTTTTATTGATTATACCATCAAATTGATGGTTGTTTAAAGCAAATAATTAAATTATTTTCAGATTATCTGAAATATTGCTAAATATTGTCTACAATCATTCAATACTTTTTACTTTAATGTTTCTTTTTTTAAACTAAAATTGATTAGTTTCTGTTTTTTTATATATGGATCTGTCTAAAAACAATATGGATGATGTTCTCCAGCATATTAATTATATGAAACAACTAAACAAGTCATCATCGATAGCTGATTCAATAAATTATAGTGATGACAAAGAATTATTAAAAATATTAAAAATAGAATATCATGATATATTTTCATATATCAAAACAAATAATTCAGAAACAGAAACAGAAACAGAAAATAATTATAATTTATTGGTAATATCGAATGATGATTATTGTCATTATCCACCTACAGTTACATTAAAATTCAAAGATTGTTACTATTATATTCATAAATATAATAATTTAATGAATATATTTAATGAATTAAGTGTTCTAGATTGTGGTGGATATTTTATGGCTGTTTGTATATTTTATAAAAAACTAAATATCACCGACTTGATATTAGAACAAGATCCAAAATCACCATTTGGATATTGTATGAACACAAAAATTGGTCACAAGAATGAATTTTTGACCAATTGGACATAATCAAGATCATAAATTGAACTAGAATTTGCCGTTTCATTAACCTATACAAACTATATATGGTATCACCTGAAAAATATGTACTTGTTAATTTATCTACTCTCTTTATCCAGTTCAATTAAAACTTTAGAACATATAGTTACCTTATTGTTGACATGGATTTGTTTTATGACATATTCATATTGTATCTTAAAAATCAGATACAATAGAATTAATTAGTGATATTGTCCACCAAATCCTATTGAACTATAAGTTTGTTCAGTTTGCTCTTTACTTGTTCTAAGCCAGTCCATATTGAAAAGGGTATCGCGAAGTTCTGTGATTGCCGTTAATGCTACTTTACTAATTACTTTGAAAACTATCTCGGTATTAACTAGGGATGTCCCGTGATGATGGGAATATTATAAAATAATGAAGTTTTACCTTTGGTACAAAGAAAATGTTGTTTACAATCTTAAACAAAGTGGAAATACCAGAGATTATAAAGCAGATATGATTGCATTAATAGGTGATATTGTTGTCATTAAATACATAAAACAATCATTTTTAATTGATAAAATGATTGTTTTATTGATTTAATGTTAAATCAATTAACTGTTCTAGAATTTATGGAATATATAATGCCTGCAAATCCTACGGATATAACAATAAGTGGACATATTGTACGTCTCGATGACAGAAAAAAAATCGTGTTTGGAGAAATCTCTGATGGCACTACTATAGAAACCGTTAAATTTATATATAATGGTAAATTAAAAGATTCTTCGCCTGATATTGTTGCTTTTCGACAAGCCTCTCCTGGTGCGAGTGTTTCTCTTACAGGTCATATTGTCGAAGCCCCTCTAAAAGCAACCCAAAAATATGAATTAAACGTACATAGTGCAGTAGTACATTCGTCTATCAGAGACCCAGCTTCTTATCTATATGGTCTAAAAGCGCACAAAGTCAAAACATTAGAAGAGGAACAAAAACACATGGTTGCAATCCGCACAGATCTCATTAAACGTTTCCGTGATAAAACATTTCAGGCTACATTAAGACTTCGTAGTATAATATATAGTTCTATTATTGATTTTATGGTACAACGAGGAATTGTTAACATTACTGCACCAATTTTAACTGATTATGATTGTGAGGGGGCAGGAGAAATGTTTACAGCAACAACACTTACACCAGGTCATAAAGATTATACAGACGATTTTTTCAAACGTCAAATGCATCTTAGTGTCTCAGGACAACTTTACATAGAAGCTGCTGCAAGGGAATTATGTAAGGGAGTATATACTTATGGCAGGGTGTTCAGAGCAGAACATTCAGATACTTCTCGTCATTTAGCTGAATTTGACATGCTTGAAGTAGAAACAGTGTATACCGAAATTAATACAGAAGATAGATTCAATAAATTAATGCAATTACAAGAAGACATTATAAAACATGTTATTAGCGTTGTTATATTACATGGAAAAGATGATATGAACTATTTATCTAAAGTATTAGGTACCAGTCCTATATCAGTATGGAATAAAATACATGAAACACCATTTAGTAAAATAACATATACAGAAGCTATTGACCATCTAAACAAACATATTAAACAAGGAGGAACGTTCAAAGACATGAATATACATTTTGGAATGGATCTTGGTTCAGAACATGAACGCTTTATTTGCGAAAATGTATATAATCGTCCCACATTTATTACACATTACCCTCAGACACTTAAATCATTTTATATGAAAGGCGACGTAAATTGTGAACCTGGGAAAAAAACATGTCAGGCGGTTGACCTTCTAGTTCCTGGTGTAGGTGAATTATGTGGTGGTAGCATGAGAGAAGATTGCTCTAAAAAACTCATAGATGTAATTAATACAAAAGGTATTAATAAAGATGAGTTATCCTGGTATATTGACTTACGACAGGATGGAGGGTTTCCAACAGGAGGTTTTGGACTTGGATTTGACAGGCTTGTGTCATACATTACAGGAATTCTTAACGTTAGAGATGTTGTGCCATTTCCTCGATGCTATACAAAATAATTTAATTAAAGAATGGATGTCCTTCATTATATACCGTTTTTGCTAGAACCTCTCGGAATTTCATATGATCACCTAGAGCTCTATATTTATATATTTGATTTTGAAGTGATTCTATATTATAAATCATACAATGTTGTTCCGCATCCTTTAATAATTTGGAATTCGCCTCAACCAAAGCGCAGTGAATTTCTGATTCTAATTTACTTACTATCTTTCTACCGCCTTTATCATCAACTATCTTACCTGAACGGTTCAAATAACGAAATCTATATCCGTCAGTACATGCAATAGGATATCTATTCCTTTCTATTCCCTCTAAATACAATTTATTTACAATATCTATATTACGTTCAGGTTTAATATTACTTAATAAAAATTCCATCGCTTTTTCATCGCTTCCGAATTTATTTGTCAGCGATTTAAACATGGTTTCATCGCCAATTATAATAATATTTTTAGGCTCTTGTTCAACCTTATCTATCCTATCATTCATTTGCTGACGCAATATACGTAACTCTGATTGTAATTTTTTATATTCTTGTGTACTCGGAGGCTGTTCAATGGATTTACGTACTGGCTTAATTAATTCCTTTTTTGTACCTGGATGTAGTTTAAGTTTATGTCTACCCATACTTGATTTGTGACTGAAGACCTCACCACAAATATCACATGCAGTTGTCTTATGTCTGCAATATTTATTTATGTCCTTGCATAATTTCCCCTTATTTATTCCAGTTGTAATGGGGATACAACAATATGATTGCATATATCATTACTATAATGAATCTCTTAAATATTGATCCATTCATTTTACAAATAAATTTAACTAAGTTTAGTTTAAATAAAACAGTCCATCCATACAGTAGACCCCTTTTCACCTCCCTTTATATACAAAGGGATGTGGCATCATTTTTTTCAAAATACCATGCAGCAATTTTTCACTCAGGTTCTCGGGTGCGAATTTATCCTTTGCACCCAGTGTAGAAAAACCCATTATATATTGTGTAAATTGTAAGACAAATAGATACAGCGACCACAATTGCTATTCCTCACTTAATTAATTCAAATATATAATATTTCATAATATTATGAAATATTATGAAATATTTCATAATATTATGAAATATTATGAAATATTATGAAATATTATGAAATATTATGAAATATTAGTTTTTTTACATAATCATCGGTAACAGCAATTTAAATACTGTCGTTTACAAAATGTTTGAACACAGGATACAATCTAGAAGCTTGGTATTTTGAAAAAAATGATGCAATGGAAACAATTACAATGTATGTTCCCCTCATCTTTTCAACACAGCCACTAGGTGTATTTAGTACCTGGTCAAAAGCGAATTATGCATTGCATAATGTAGCCATAGAGTATTACAGTAAATTGGAATGTGACGATCTAAATTATTATCTTAGCATCAGAAAGGATCAGAAAGAAATAGACAATGGTTGCAGTAGGACTCCAATGGCATTGTATCATATTGAAATTCCAACATGGGTAGAAGATATGATGAATAATAAGTTTGACATCATTAAACAGTGTTCTAATGAAGAAATCGACGAGATGCGAAAAATGGAAAGTTTTTCAAATGTAATGTCCTTTACAACATAATATTATCTTTAATTGCTATGGTTATTAAATGTATCATAAAAAACTTTGATAATTACAATATTAAATTATCATATATATATGGAGGATATAGAAACAAGATTAATACTAGCATGCACTGGTAAATGTTATTCACAAGGCGGTTTAAACATAAGTCATTTAAAAAAAATAGCAGAAGATCATGGCTTAAATAATACTGGCTCTAGAAAAGATTTATTATTAAGATTATGTAGTAAATCTAATCCAGTTAAACCATCTAAGATTATTAAACCAATTAAACCAATTAAACCATCCAAGGTCGTTAAACCCTCTAAGGTAGTTAATCCCATTAAACCATCTAAGGTCGTTAAACCATCTAAGGTCGTTAATCCCATTAAACCATCTAAGGTCGTTAATCCCATTAAACCCTCTAATGTAGTTAAACCCTCTAAGGTAGTTAAACCCATTAAACAAATTAAACCCATTAAACCCATTAAACAAATTAAACAAATTAAACAAATGCAATCAGTTCAACTAGTTCAACCAGTTAAAATTGTTCAGCCAGTTATCCCATTATCAAAATCTGATGATAATACATGTCCTTTAAAATTACGTCCAATTGATAATGTATGTTCGGGAACATACCCCTATGAATTTGAAACAACAGAAGGAAATAAATGTTGTTATAAAAAACCTAAAAGATTTTGGGCAAGTAGAAAAAAACTATTATATAATCCACTATCAGATTATAAAAAGCTCGCCAATAAATCAAATAAATTATTAGAACAAGTTCATCGGTCATCAGCCGTGCGTGAGAAACTCCAAATTAATTGCATTGATGGTTTAAGTCATATGTTTGGTTATGATAAAATGTTTTATACAGATTTGTTAACCGTAGTTATTAATGCAGTTCCGTCGGCTATAAATCATACTACATCTACTGAAATTGATTTTGATAGCCTATGTAAAATAAAAAACGAAATTGACCCAACTATTAGTTGGTTAACAGAACAAAAAAAATACGTTGATAATCTTTCAAAAGAAGACAAAGATTTACTAGTGTATTATACTCATACAGGTGATATAGTTATCAATAAGTACATTGAGAATAACTATCAACCATCAGGTGGAGTAGTAGAAAAACAATATAAAAGATTACAACAATTAATTCATAATGCACCTCCATTAGACAAAGATATAATTGTGTTCAAAGGTCAAACTACTAATCCATTATTGCAGGGAATAACTAATAATATTTATACAAGCCCTAAGATGTTTTCTACATCACTATCCCCAACAGTATCTCTTGGTTTTGCATATATACCTACTATTGGTAAAGGTGTATCACATATGAATAATAGCGATCGTTTTGGTTTGATGTGCCGTATAAAAATACCTAAAGGATATAATTGTTTATGGATATCTAATTCACATTTTATTGGAGAAAGAGAAATTCTTTTACCTGATAAATCTATGTATTATGTTGTATCTGACTTTATACCTGTCCCATACCTATCAAGTTCCGAAGTTATTTTTCCTGATAATTCCAACGGAAAGTTAGGATCAATAGAAGTAGCTACGAATGATATTGTATTAATAAAAACCTAGTTACTTTCTAATTTAACATGATATTACCAATTTCTTTGAAATGGTTCAAAAGGCCCATTATTTATATATTCTATAAAACCATAATCACGCATCATATCACCAATTTTTAGTAATTTTTCCAAATCACATGGATCGTCATCATCGTTATTCTCATACTGAATTGATGTTTGTTCTTGATTTTTTATTAATGTTGTGTAAAAATTACATAAACGATGTGCTCGCGAACGCACTATACTTGCTTCTGTCCTATCTAGAAGTAGTTCGATCGCACATGGAATCTTGTGCAAAAACAATGTCTTTTTCAACTAGAGTCATAGGACTAAAATTAACATTCATAAGTGTACCGTACTCATCAAGACACAATATTAATTCTGATTTTGCAATTAAACATTGTTTAATTAATTCATTTAACTCATTTATGTTCTTTTCCAATGCATGGTGTCATCATTGATAAATGACAATCATTATATTCTTTCTAATTTCAGAGCTTCTCACCTTACTAGATCTTGTTGATGTATAATAGTTGAGTTGTCATTATATTTTATACACGAGTCATTTTTAGGTCCTTTGATTGCCATTTTCAAACAGTATCTTACCTTCTTCTAGTCAAAGAATTATTGAAGTTTGTTATTGATGTCTTTGCATAGATAATTATTAAAATATATTTTAATATAAAAATATATTTTATTTGTATGTTTTAGTAATTCTTTTATAGGTGGGAGTATAAGATCCTTATACAGCATCGCATTCGTGTGAGTAATACAATTTCCAGTTGTAGTAATACTCTGTTCTAATATCTCGGTTGCAACACTTTTTACATGTGTATAATACTCATTTGTATAATCATCAATATCCTCTAAAACTTCATCTACTAATGCCGTTAGTGCATTATCTTTACATTCTCTAATAAGGTGGTAAATGTCATAAAATATGCTTTCCCAATGCTCACTAACTTCTTCAATACATAAAGTTCCAAAACTCTGTGATAGATATGTAGTTATACAGCTAAAGGTATCCATTAAATTACATTTTAGATCTTCTTCTTCTTTATCAAAATTGTTATTATAATAATTCATAGTGTCTTGAGCACATATAAATCACTGTCTATATCAGAAAAAAAGTACTTCGTGTGCGATCGTCTGTGAAACTCATTACACTGTCAACTAGGTTCATTTTTGTTTTTTGTAAATAATATTATTTAATATGTTATATATGTCAAATAACACTATAAGTGGTGAATATTGCTCTCCTATACGTTCCAGAGACGTAAAAGACAGTGGAGTTTTGTCATGTTATACTAAGAAACAAATGTTATCATTAGCTCAAATATATAATTCACAATACACCGATAGTATAACTTTAACTGGTTCTAAATCAGATTTATGGGGGAAAATAGACAATAAAATGACAAAATGTTCTAATGAATGGTGTTGGTCAGACACATTAAAATACAGTCATGGTTTATCAAGTTTTCGCCCTATAAGACCAGTTGGAAAGAATGCTTGGTTAAGTACTCTTGATATTAAGCATGTATTACAACAATACCAAGAGCTTTATTCTGATTTTATAGCTATGGGCCCAGTCCCCATAGATTTCTGCAACATAGGATATACTATATGTGATATGAATGTTATAAAAGCTTATAAAAAAGGTGCTAGAACTATTGGCATTGTATTTAATACTGACCCTAGTACAGCTCCTGGGAAACATTGGATATCAATGTTTATCGATATGAGAAGCCCTGACCCCTTATTTTGGGAAATAAATTATTTTGATAGCTTTGGTAATTCATCATTACCATCAGAAATAAAAAGACTTGTTAATAACGTAGAAAAACAATTCCGTGCATTTACTGCACAATTCCACACTATACAACCCTCTGAAGCTAAGGTTATTAAAAAATTAAACTGTAGTCGTTCTATATGTACTCATTCAATACAATATCAATTTAACAATACAGAATGTGGTGTATTCAGCATACATTTTATTGTTCAAAGATTAATATGGAAAACATGGGAAGAATTAGTAAAAGAAAGAGCATCTATATTGAATGATAAATATATGACTGATATGAGAAAATTTTATTTTCGTCCAACAGTTGGAGACCACCATAGATATTAAAGTAATATATAGTGAAATTTTCACTCTCGAAACTGGTCTTTCATCTAACGACTAAACATTGTATCGTAATTAATAAAAAAGTATATTAACACTGAATATTATGGTAAATACCCACTATATGATTTTCCACGAAAATCATATACGTCTTATGATACCAGTACAGCACGTAAGGACACTATGTCAAGACGCCGTAAAGCATGTACTCGTTAACCTATTTTATTTTTATAAATGCCATTAATGTAATAAGAGAAGACATGATGTGGTAGCGCACGGTGTCAATCATCCTGCTATTTACGATCTTATTTATACTTTGTATATCTTATTCTTTTTTATCATATTTATTTCTATATAATTTATCATTAAAAATTGACTGGGATTATATTGTATCAATGACTGACTCCACATCTCAAAGTTTAGCTGAATTAATCAAATCAAAAACGCAACAAAAAGTATATGAAAAACCCATTAAACCTAAATACAAAACTTTCTCCGATCCTATCAATCATAAAATGTCATGCATACAAACAAATATGTTCCCTGAATACAATATGTCTAGCTTAGATCAAGATCACCTTATCAATGAACTGTATAAATTTACAGGTACTAATAAAATAGAATTTGTTAAAGGAGATGTGTTTAGAATTTGTCCCGAAACAAAAACATACATAGAAACGAATATGAAGCTATTGTTTTATGGAGACGAATATTGTTTTATTATAGAAGAAGGTATATTGACATTTGATCGTAAAATAAAAAATAAATATTGTTATGGTAGCGAATGGTATGATACTGCAGGAATTGAGAAAGATAACTTAATTGATGATACTGTATGGAATGCATGGAATCACAAGGAATGAAAATAAATTATTCTTGAAAAATTGAAGGCCACTGGAAATTATACTTGATTATGATACACTTACATTCCATAAATACTCATCTCTATTTATTTATGCTATCTGTTTCAGTAACCATGGTCATGGTTACTTTTTATATATGTAAAAATATGTCTTCTTTATTGAAATTTGGAGCTATAATTTCTCGGACAAATAACCATAAAAATTATATAACAAACCATAAATCATATATTTGTGATTTGCTTAAGAAACTTGAGACATTGTACAACCAGAAACCAATTAATAAACAAGTCAATAAGAATTTACGTAAACTAATAATATCTGAATGTACTTCTCTGAATTTTAATTCCACTGAAACATACAACAATATAGCCGTAGATATGTGTGCATGGATGTTTAGTTTGGAATCCATGAAAATTAATGGACAATTACCTAAAAAATTACATAATATGGTTCTAACTGGCTTTTTGACGCTAATTGACTGTGGTATAACACGGTATAGAAAATTACCATCAGAATGGATAGAATTAGGCGCTACAGGGGGTCTTTTAGAAGACTTGGTTGTTATTATGAGAATCCCTGGAAAAACACATGGGATAGGTATAGGAGATAAACATATATACTCTATCGAAGAGGTTATTACTGGTTATCGTAAATATCTTGAAAATTCAAATGATCCATTGCGTTTTATTTTTCTGTTGCATTTATTTAATAACAATAATGACGAAATGATAAAATCATTAATATTCCAAGCTATTAAACATCAGGGGGAATCTAAGAGACTCTCTATTCGTAAAAACAACTCTAGCGTCAATGATAATACATATGAAATCTATACATTGCAGGGATTATATGGTGCAGTTTATGATAAAAGTGTTACTATAGTTCTATCAGATACAGATGATAAACCGTCCATAGGAATACATTTCACAAGGACTGATATTGCACAAAATATCTGGAACCAAAAAGCCACGCGCGGCGATATTCCAGTAGGACATATTATGAGATTTGAGAAAGGACGCGATATTCATGCATTATCCTGTGTATATTATGATGGAGAATATTATCGTATCAATGCAAATAAAACTTCTATTCGTAATAGGATGACACATGGAATTACTACTATGAATAGACCAAAGTACCAATCAGGACTAGTATTAGATATAAATAAGATGGTAAAAATTCTTCCTAAAGGAGCGGTTATGCTCAATGAAATTGGAACGCTGTTAGTATCTGTACCTATTCCACACTCATGTATTCTAGCATGTCTTGACACAGAACTTATGCTTAATAAATTTTGGCAACTAGATACATGCGTCTAAAATACATGCGTCTTAAATGCATTTCCAATCAGTTAGAGCAGTCTTACTACAGTCCTTTATAGAAGGGTATGCACCAAATGGTGTATATATCACGTTAGCAGTGCACATATGTTCATTGTCTTTGTAATCAATGGGATCATATCTCATACGTCTGAAAATTACCTTAACAGGTTCTTTAGAACGTATAGAAAAGTATCCTAGACCAGCCTCGTCAGGAAAAAAGGCTTATTGTAATAATTGACAGCCGTCGCTATAGGACGACCTCCTAGGGTTATATCGAACAAAACATTTTTTCCATAAATAGCCTCTATACACCATCCATAATATATACCTGTATAGAAAGTGAAGGTAGATGTCCAGAATGCACATCTACTTCCTTGAACTTTAGAGAGAGCATCTATCATTCCAGTTTTATCTGTGTTTAACGTTGTCAATGGAATGATGTCTTGTAACCATAAGGGAATATGGGGATTCCTAGACTTATTAGTTTTTGTGTACATATGTTTTTTAGACTGCTGTTGCGCACCCTATTGTACTGTAGGAAGATGTGTATAGTTGCTCAAAAATCTCTTCTTTTGGACAACATTAGAGGATAATAATGTCGATGAGTTCAAATTGTTATGATATGTACCTTAATATTATCAAATTTAAAAAAAGAAATATTTTATATTTCTTTTTTTATATATGTCGCATAAAAAAGAAATATGTAGAGGTAAATTAACTGTTAAAAAATATCTTAAACATATGATTAAGCATCATCAGGTTGCAATTGATATTAGTATACATATGCAAAAAATTTCAAAGTGGGATAGATTACAAGACTTATTGCGAAAAATTGTATGGTCACAATCATGGGATATAGAATATATGAAAATATTAGTCCATCAACCCCCAGAAAATATCAGTAAAATGGGTAAAAATGCACCATGGCTTACGGTAGGGACAACAACTTCACCTAATGTTAAAGGGTTTACCAATGCTCTTTGCGACCCTATGTTTTTTGATCCAATAGCTCACAAAAAACACTTTTCACATATGAATCTGACAGATAAATATTATATTGATCATATGATCCCACATCATCAGGTTGCAGTAGATATGAGCAAAAGAATACTGGAGAATAGTGATAATGATACAATATTCTATCTCGCTAACCGTATAATTAAAAGTCAAGAAGGAGAAATAATATATTTAACAAACCTTAAAAAGGGTTATAAGAATAAATCTACATTAATTTTATGAACAACCTATCATAAGAATATTGATATGAACTATGTTAGTTTGTTTAAACGCGTCGATGGAGGATGAGTACTACAATCAAGCAAAATAAAGATGGCGTATGCGAACACAATTTTATTGAAATTGATGGCGAAGTTACTAAATCTGATAAATGTGAGGGTGAATTGCAATATCGGTGTATAAAAACAGGGTATCAGAAAATATTTTTGTCCTCAATATAGTCTTAGTATGGATATGTGTACATCTGATTGGGTATCCTTTTAAAATGTACTAGATAGGATGTATGATAAAATTTACGAAATTCATCTAGGGCACGCGGGTGTCGGATGTTCTGATGATTTATGTGGAACGAAAAGGCACATTGATGTTCTAAGACATATTCTATCATTCCCTAACCTTTAAAAACTTGCATTCTGTGGTTATCATACATCAAACAAAGTTTCTGAAACATATAATGTATTCCATAACTCATAGGCTGTTATAGTAGGTAAACGTTCGTTTTTAATTTTCGTATTATAGTAACGAGCATCATGTACATCGGCTCGTGCATCAATCAAATGGCAAGCAATCTCACTAAATTTCTAGTAATCCTCATTTGTTAATGTGATATCTAATAATCGGAATAAAACAGTACGTCACGGGTTGTTGTGGAAATCGAAATTTATTGCTGGTATAGGATGACCTTTTTTAGTCCAACCGTACTTATAAGAATACTTATATGGATCTAATAAATCTTTTTGTGATATATAATTTGGATCTACACCTTGGTACAACAATGATTTTACTTCTTCTACATTATATTCAGATACAGCTTTCATAAGTTTATCACCTGGAACATGTATATGCAGTTCCAATTTAATTTTACCATATTTAAATAGAATACAGTCTTTACATCTCGATGGTTTCTCTTGTATAATGTTATTGCATTGACGGTTACTAAACATATTTTTAGCATTTTCACCACACATAGACATCCAGTTTGGACAATATTACATAAATGTAGTATTGATAGTGGATATTGTTCATTGCAGTTATAACATTTAAAATACCATTACTAATATATTAAAAATTGTTAAGTTTAGAACATGATAAACAAATAAAATATTATATTATGATGAAAAATAAAACTATCCATTGTGATTTAATTCAAGATGGAAAATCACAATCGGTTACTTTTCATGTATCCTGTTCAAAAAAACTTGAAACAGGTGACAGATTTGGATCCTTAATTCTGGTTTATCTCTTAGTCTAGATATACCGTAGGCCAGCGTAGGAACTTTATTTTCAATAACAATACGAATAATTTGGACATAAAAATTATTTAAACTAGTTAAATTATTTCTTAAGAGTTTAAATAATTTAAACTCTTAAGAAATAATTTAACTAGTTTTTAAACTAAGTATATTTATTAAATATATTTATTAAATATACTTAATAAATATATTTATTATATATTATATGAAGAGAATTATTTTACTTTTACTATTAATGATCTGTGTCTCAGTATTTTCAATACTGTATCCTGCAATATCTACAATTCAGGGGGGAGGTACAAACGATGATCCGCCTCTATACAGTACAACTAAACAATTGGGCGATGGGGGTAAGGAAGTGAAAGTCTACTATGATGCAGATAAGACCTTAAAACGTTCAGTGAAATATTTTAATAACGGTCTACTTCATCGAGTACTTGGTCCTGCTGTTACTACATGGTACGGCAATGGTAAAGTTGAAAGTAGGGAGTACTATATAAGAGGTGTGCTTCATAAAGACAATGGTCCTGCTCTGGTTAGATGGGATGACGAGGGTGGTTATCAAAGTAAGGACTATTATGAAAATGGTCGCTTAATATCAGCTAAGGCGTGGCGTCCGGACGGCGAGGAAATAGGTATGGGTGCCGATAGGATAGTGAAAGCCTACTATGATCCGGCTAAGAAAGTAAAACGTTCAGTGAAATATTTAAATCAGCAAGATCAAGTTCATCGAGAAATTGGCCCTGCTATTACTACATGGCATGGCAATGGTCAGCTTGAAAGTAGGGCTTGGTATATAAATGGTTCCTTAAAAAAATCTATAGCATGGGATCCTGAGGGAAATAAAATTCAAGCACCGCCGCCATTAGGATCAAGTTCATCGAGAAATGGACCGTACACAGGGGCTACGACCAACCCCAGCCTGACGCCATTAGGATCAAGTTCATCGAGAAATGGACCGTACACAGGGCTACGTCCGGCACCAGCCAGCCACCATTAAGTTTTATATCTTCACCCTTTTAATTTATACTATAGCTGTAGTCAGGTTGCCCGTTAAAACTATACTAATATAAGTCATAATTTGCTTTAATATTAGACCTTCCGTTGGAATGAATGGATTAGTTTTCATCCATAATATTCTATCATATTTATGCGCTACATGTGCCCCTATATTTCTTTCAATTGATAACATGACATATTTTTAAAATATATGAGGAATATGAAAAGAATGAAGGTATTGAACTAAAGAGTATTAGATAATAATATTATTTGGTATAATATACCTTAATTGGTAACTTATAAAGGACAGGTGTACACTGTTCACATGGCTTAGCACAACCAATGCTATTGTCACCACGTCGTCTTCGGACAACTACCATAATAGCGCCGTCCAGAAACTTTGTTAGTCCTAGTTTACGTACCTTACGCAAACAATACATTTCAGCATGTTCCGAACATGCTATTGTTGTGTCAAGACAAGTCCTACGATGGTTAAACCCCTTTGATACAACGTCCATTTGAGAGACGTATCACAGCTCCAAGTTGAAAGTTCATTTGGGACTCTCCTGCTACGTCCCAAGCCTCGTCAGCTAAATACTTTATTATTTGCTTTCGTGTTGGCATAATATTACTGAACAACGGATCAATTTTCTGTGGAGTTTGATTAAATATTCTTGATTAGATAGTTAGATAGTTAGATAGATAGTTACATTTTTAACCCTAATTAATTAAAATGATTCATGTAAATTATCTAATGACAACAGTCAGAAATTTACAAAATTCTAAAGTACTTGATATTAGTAATAGAGGAGTAGTAACTGTAACTACTACTGAAAAGACATATGATAATGGTAATGTTAGAACATTTAAGAAATATACAGGACCCAAAGGTGCTGTAACACGAGCTATAGAATGGGATGAGTGTACACCAGATAAGAGAAAATTTGGGTCCTGTAAAAATGATAAAATTAATACAAATAGAATTGAAGAGGATGTTTTTCTTGAACTTACACAAAATATTAAAGCAACAGAGGAAGAATGGGTACCAAACGGATTGCTTGTGGAGCATGCAAGACAACTTAAGTGGAGTGATGATAAAATTAGTGAACTTATACAATCGGATCGTCCAGATAAAATAATGTATTCTTATTATAAAAATAAACAATCTATATCTACTACTTCCGATGGTAAAGTAAAGACTAAAATGGGATTACGGAGTAGACTCCGTAACAACATTCAAAAATCTATGCAAAAGGAAACTACTGAAACTAAACCAAGTTTCAAAATTAAATTTAATACTAAGATGGCAGGAGACCGTGCTGCAAATAATGAGAAAAATTGTACAATTTATGTTAACAATGTTCCGACAAATGTTATAGAAGAAGATATACAAAGTTTATTTATTGATAAGAAATATACTATTCGTCGTGTAAATGTGGTAAGAAAGGAAATATGGCCAGGAGGACCAAAAGAACCAAATGGTACTGCATTTATAGTATGTAGTACTGCAGAGGAGACAATGGAATGTATTAAGTTTCTAGATGGTGCAAGATGGGATAATTCCATCTTGAGTGCAAAGTTATCAGAACCACGGGCTTAAAATGAAGTTAAATATAATGAATATTTGATTAAATATTGTTTATTGGCCTTTGGAAAAAATGAACCTTTATTCATCATTATATGAGTGAATCAACCATACATAAGAAACTACACGAGATAGATCGATTAACAAAGAGAATGCCACAATCTTATGATTCAGACCCTGAACATTTACAGATTCTAAAAGCCGAGTTTCATGACATTGTTGTAGAAGGGCTCGATGAAGGTATTACAAATAACATAATTCACTCTTTATGTGAAATTGAAATGGAATTTTATGAAAATAGAAAAAAACTTATAGAATTTGAGGAACTAAATAAAATAGGGAAAAATAAATTTGTTACAGGAAAACACATAGGAAAAACTTTTGAATTTATAAGAAAAACAAATCCTTACTATTTTGGATGGCTTATGAATCAACCAGTAGGTACAGTTTTAGAATTCCATGATTTTATAACATATTGTTGTGATTATTTGAAAACTTAGAAGAAAAAGAGAACATTAAAGAAAAACACAATTTAGGTAAATTGATTATTGATGTGCAAAATATACGTTACAAAATGACTCTTTTTCTACCCCTAAAACAACCTAAACATGAAATTAATAAATCTATTTTAAAATAAATATATCTTTATATGGCTGGTGGATTATTTGGACAACCCTTTGTGTTCAATGAAAAATGCATAGTATTCTCATTATTATGTATGGGATTATTTATGTATCAACCAAATATAAAGAATAATTATATACTAGGAGGTGCACTATTCTTGATATTTGTAATGTCGTATGTCGCTATGGCTTGGTATGATTATTATTTTAATTGCGATATAGTACCGTTGCTCAGAGGAACACACTCTGTGACAAAAATGTTTAAACCCCCTCCTCATGCACCAGAAAAACAAATCGGGAATAACACCGATGATAATAACAAAAAATACTTACTGATTTATGCACTTCATCTATTTTTAATTGCTCCTTTTTTAGGGTATATTGCTTTGTATCAAAACAATGTAAATGATATGACATACCCATTATTAGGAGCATTAACATTATTCACGACAGGTTATCACGGTGCTTTGATGATAAGTAAAATACATTAAATAATATTTATTTATCAGTGCTTTCCAAGTACATTTTGGAGTTGTTTAATAGCTTTTTACCTTTCAGTTGAAAAAAATGAACCCTTGTTCATCATTATATGAGTGAATCAACCATACATAATAAACTACAGGAGATGGAACTAGTAACAAAGAGAATGCCTGAATTGGCTTCAATTGCTAAGATCATGCTAACTGGAGCACTCATTGCAAATAGTAACATACATGACCCAGAAACAACGCCTTCTTGTGAAGAATCAATGCAAGATAGATCTATACCTACAGGATATGCTCATTATACTAAGCAACCAGAAACAGTTTTATTTACGGTTGCCAAGGCTACTGCTAATAAATTAATGTATATGCTTAAAGAAGAAAGGAAAACACCTAAATGGGGTTTACCACCACCATCGGTATCGTTTGAAAACAATTATAATTGTGATACACAAGTAATGTGTTCTGTTATGCTTAACGCAGCAGATAATGTAAGTAATTGCTGGAACAGACAGACACTACTATTATGTGTCAGTAATGCTATTGCACATGTTGTTGCAGATACAATCGTCATAACAGATAATAACAATGAACAATTGGAAATGGGTGGTATGAACTATTCTTATTATGAATGTGATGGTATTTTTGAGGGCCATGGTTACACCAAGAAGGATTACAGAGACAGAGGTGCAAAGAATGATTGTCTATCACATAAATACGTATCACCTGAACGCAGGGAGTCATTGTGGTTCTATAGTATATAATCAGAATTGTTCAATATAATACTCTTAAGTATCAGGGTCTAGTAAATTAGTTTACTAGACCCTGATACTTAAGAGTATTACGTATGCTATTTATAGCTTCTCTTTGTTCACTAACCATATTAATTGAAACAATCACACGGTTTCGTCTTACCGGTAATTTATATGGTTGGGTACGGTGCATTAATTTACATGAGTCCCATACTAAAGCATAACCAGGATTATATTTATATGATAGAGTTTCCCCATTTTCAATATACTCTAATCCTCCCATATCTTGGTCGATAATTAATGGAAAAATAAGTGTTAAAATGTCGGTATGCTTAGTATCATACATACTATTTACATCTAAATGAAATTCACTGTCTTTTATTTCCTTTTCATTTAAAGTAATAAAACTTGCCCCAAACAACATGAAACGGTTTGAAAAATGGGAATTTAACTCTGGAATAATATTTTCGATAGCACTTTCAAACATTGAAATTGCCGTTGGGTTTATAGCCCATGTCCATCTGATATTTTTTGTTATATCGCCTTTATGATTATTAAAAATATAGTCGTTTTCTTCAATAATTCCATTAGTTTCGAGTCGTGGATGAATCATTTGATAACAAGTTATCAAATCTGTCATATCTGCATTAAGTTTCACTTCATACTTTTCATACTTTGATGATGTATTCATTTGAATTATTGACTCAGTATAACATGTATTATTTAACTTTGGTCCTTTGTTTGTGTACATTGATAACAAATCACACCGTTCATTTTAATTGCAAATATAAATTTAACATCTATAATATATGAATCAATATGGAGGAGGTAAATGTTCGCTATGTGGTTCTGAAGGAGTTTCAATGAGAATATGTCCATTGAATCCAAGTGCCATAAATATCAAACAATTAAAACATAAACCTATTAAAAAGGTTTTACCTATTAAAAAGGTTTTACCTATTAAAAAGGTTTTACCTATTAAAAAGCTTTTATAGGTAAAACCTATAAAACCTATAAAACCTATAAAAAAAAGGTTTTACCTATAAAACCTATAAAAGTAAATGTATCCATACCAAAGATTGAATTTTATGATCCTAAGAAGAAATATGGAGAATTTAGTATTTTTTCATTGGTGCACCATTCATAATTGACGGGAAAAGATGGTCAACATCAGAACACTGTTATCAAGCAATGAAGTTCAGGAACGGTTCTCCTGAATCAGAAGAATATATTGAAATTATTCGTAATTCTGACTCACCGTTCAAGTCAAAAATACTAGGAACTTTAAAAAAATCACGCTTTTCTCGAAAATGGAAGGTCAATAAGAAAACAGACGTTCGCATTATCAATGATGTTCTTGACATATATTCACATCTCAGCCCCCGTGATGACTGGAATGATGTTAAATACATCATTATGATGCAGGCACTATATGCAAAATTCAACCAAAATAAACCTATATATACTGTACTCATGAAGACAGGTGATGCAATTTTGATTGAACATACCAGTCGTGATAAAATATGGGGTGACGGAGGTAGTGGTACAGGTCTCAATTTGTTAGGTAAGGCTTTGATGGAGACAAGAGAAATTCTACTTTAAAAATATTAAATATTAAATATTAATCTTTAATCTTTATACAATCCAATCAGACCCCTATCATACAATATTCTAACATTGCGTGGATTTGCCAATATACTTTTCTTTCGTAATAAATAACATGTTTCTCCTTCTATATGTCCTACATAATGCTGATCCGGTAAAGACGTCTCGAACTCAAATTTCTTATTATCATACACAGATGTTAACAATAATTTATCGAAATGTTCAGAACATAGATTTTTTATAAAATCATAGGCGTGTTTTACCTGTTCATGTGTTTTAGTTGCGGTTATATTAATTTTACCTGTATTGAACACAATTATTTTTACAATCTTACTAATAAGTCTGTATTCTATAATAACACCTGGATAATTACTCTTTTCATAAGTACAATATACTACACTATAAGGTTTATCAGATTCAGTATCTATCATATTCGTAATAATATTGTATAATACATTACGATTCACACAATAATTGCAGTTGGTGCCTTTATTTATAAGATCAGTTATAACATTATCAGGCGAAAAAACAATAAGTTCCGTATTGTTTAAATATGAGGGTAATTCACATTTGATTATACCCTTTTCCCTATCAGTACTATCTTCTAATACTGTAAGTAAATACTGGAAATCCGGTTCATCAAAATAATCAACCAGTTCTTCTTTCGGATAATAACATTTTAATATAGATATTATTGTATAAATATACATTATATCACGAATATATGGAACATTTAATTTATTATTATAATTATCCTCTTTATTACTATTATCCTCTATAATGTCCATAAATATCATAAAACTCTCATCTGCTGTTAAATTTGGCTCAAATGGACTAAGATCAGTATCCATTCCAAAATAACATATCAAAAGTTGATACAATGTGCCAAATGTTTTGCGAATATCATCTTTAAAAAATTTTTTAATTTGTTTACCGCAAAATGAATCAGGTAATTCATACTCTACAACTTTTTCCATATATTGTAAACGTTTCAATACTATATTTGTGGATATAATTGCATGTTCCTCTGAAAGACACCCAGTATTAACAATTTTCCCATTAATAAATAGTTTTGTATTTATTATTTTATCACCTACATTAATATTAAAAGTGCATTCGTTTTTAAATCTTCCTGGTTTGGGATCATCTGCATAATTTCCCTTTTTTATATACAAATGTTTAACACCTATAATTTCCGAATCAATAGCAATACTCTCTGCCATAACCTTCAGATTAAAATGTTGAGGAAGTTTAATCTGAATTGTCATTGTTACTAGTTTTACCGGAGACATCTCTGGTACCTCTAATGGTTTCTCCATATATTTCATGTTATTCATTATTATATAATTTCAGATCAAATTTTTAAGCTTTTAGATTGTTAAGAGACAGCATATTTTTTACTTTCTGTTTTTCGGATGGATTATCTTTGAAATCTGGTTTATATGTATCTAAACTTGGAGGAATTCTATTATCTTCTAAATATGATGTATTTTTATCCCGTTCCCCAATATATTCATTCTCTGCTTTCTTTACTATTTTTATACGTTTCATATTCTCTTTACACATTTCAATTAAATTATATAGTTCTAACAATTGTGTTTTAGTCAACGAATTACGATCAAATATAATACAATTCTGTTCTTGTGTAAATATTTTCATTGGTTGATATCTTCGTAACATCATATATATTTGCTTATGGGACTCTTTGTCACATTCATTAATATCACGTGTTAATTTATTCAATAAATTAATATCATCCATATTTTTTTTATTTACTCCATAATCCGGTTTATATTCATTATTTTCATTATTTACATACACTACATCCCTTCCTAATGATGTTATTTTTGTACTCATTAATAACTATTAATTTGCCTTTCTAATATAAAAATTGAATATATAATTGATTATATATGAGTTATGTCATTTTAGCAATGGACAATATTGGCGGTATCGGTCACAATATGAAACTGCCATGGAACAATATACAAGATATGGCTTTTTTTAGAAAAGAAACTTTAAATAATGCAGTAATAATGGGATACAATACATTTAAATCTATCGGTAATATTCTACCAAATAGATTAAATCTAATTGTCTCTACTAATCATTATGATGAAATAATTGAACAACCTGGAATATTGCATAAATTTAAAACCCTTGACAATGCTGTATTAGCTGGATATAAATTCGAACAAGATAATAACGCTAAAACATTTATTATGGGTGGCTCAATGATTTATACAGAATACATGAATAAATATAATCCTATTGCAATATACTATTCACGATTCACTGATACTTGGGACTGTGATTCGTTTGCTCCTCAAAGGCTAAAGGACCTATGTTCAATAAAGAAAATAGGTATTATATTAAATTTACCAAACACAGAAGAATCAATGTACCTTGATACTTTTATATCAGTATTAGAAACTGGACACCTCAAACAGGATAGAACAGGTACAGGTACCATGTCATTATTCTCTCCACAAAGTCTAGAATTTAATATACAAGATGGTAATTTGCCAGTATTAACAACTAAACGAGTTGCTCTTAAATCAGCTGTAATACCAGAACTACTATGGTTTATATCAGGTAGTACAGACACTAGAATATTGGAAGAACAAGGATGTAATATTTGGAAAGGAAATACATCACGAGAATTTCTTGACAAAAGAGGATTACAATACAAAGAAAAAGATTTAGGGCCTGGATATGGATTTCAATGGCGTCATAGCGGAGCCATATACAAAGGCATGGACCATGATTATACTGGTGAGGGAGTGGATCAATTACAATTTATAATTAATGAACTTCGTACAAACCCCGACTCAAGAAGAATGATATTGAGTTCATGGATACCAAATGCTATAAACGATATGGCATTACCTCCATGCCATATCTTATATCAATTATACACTCATGTAAAAAATGGACAACGATATTTATCGGCTAAAATGTATCAGAGAAGTGCCGATAGTTTTCTAGGAGTACCTTTTAATATTAGCTCATATGCAATACTTACTCATATTATTGCTAATATTACGGGTATGAAAACAGACCGACTTGTATTTACATATGGAGACTATCATATCTATAATAATCACATAGACCAAGTTAAAAAACAATTATTACGCACACCACGACCATTCCCTAAAATATCTTTTGTTCGTAATATTAATGAAATTACAGAGGTTACACAAGATGATTTTATTATTACAGGTTATAATCCACATAATAAAATTTATGCTCCTATGGCTGTATGAAAAAATTGACCACTATATTAAAATAATGTCTAATTTATTAAAACAATTAAAAACAATAATAACACCACTTACAAAACATATAGAATCTATCGAAGAACATAATAAAATCTTATGCACTGCTTTACAAGATTTGTTAAATGAAGAAGATGTTAAACTAATACCTTCATATGAACTACTTGTCAACACGTATAGTACATGCCTAGAATACTCTTCTGTCTCTATGACAAGCAATGAGAAATCAGACCAATTTCAAGGGTATGACCCCATACATGCCCCTCCTAAACTTAGAAAAAAGGGTAAAGCTAAAGTATTCAATAAACCACAAGTTAAAAATGCAATTAATGCTAATAATATTAATAATGTTAATAATGTTAATAATGTTAGTAATGTTAAGATTGCTAAGAAACAAACACCATATAAATCCAATTATTCCTCAAATATGCCAGATTTTGATCAATGTATGATAGAAAATACATCAATACCTAAACTAGAGAAAATTAAAACCGTTAAAACCGTTAAAACCATTGACATTAATTTGTCCGGTGCTTGCGTATATATAATTGATATAAAAGAATTCTTTTATTATTTACATAATGGATTTTTATATGACATTGATACGCATTTACGCATAGGATCAATACAATCTGATGGGTTTCATATTAAAGATGATATTATTCCATTCACAACTGCTCCTGTTACATTACATGATGATCCAATTTCAAACGATTACCCAGAACATTTCACTAATGTTGATGATCAAATTATTTACACCAAAGACAACAATAATGTTCTTAGAGCTGTTGGTACTTGTATAGATGGGGCCAATCAAATATGGTAAACTTAATTTTATCTGCTATTAGATCATCTGGTTTACCTTTTATTGGCATTGGCTCTAAAATTGAAACGTTCAAGTTTTTAACATATGTCCCACACAGAATTAACATTTAATAATTTGCATTTTGGTAATATTCCTGCAATAGCTAATTATGTTAGGAAAAAACACTTTCTCTACCCAAACAATTTACAGACACTAAGTTCATCGAAATGATTTATTATTTAAATAATTATAAGTGTTTAAATTCAAAGAATATATTGGTATCCAATATGACGTGGATAAATAATAATAATTATATAATATATAAACCATTGGAATTAATACAATGGTATACTGAAGGTAAACTACATAGAATAGACGGTCCAGCAGAGATCATTTGGAAGGATGGTATAATTGTTTGTGAAACATGGTATCACGAAGGTAAACTACATAGAATAGTTGCTCCTGCCCTGCCTAAATGGTCAAAAAGTCCATGGAAAAAAGAAGGTTACTCAGCAAAGTTTGGTGGAAAGAGGGTCAATTGCATAGACAAAAGGGTCCAGCGGCAATGAAATGGGGTGGAATAGACGGTCTAATAACAGGGCATGCATGGTTTATGAATGGAAAAAGACATAGACGAGACGGTCCCGCACTAATTGAATGGGCTGGAAAAAGAAGCTCTGATACGAATACTAATAAAATAGATAGAGAATGTTGGTATGTAAATGATAAAAAGCATAATATGGACGGACCTGCTACAACCATGTGGTTAGATGGAATAAAAATCAGAGAATCATGGTATTTCGATGGTAAACGTCATAGACTAGATAATCCAGCTATTACTTGTTGGTCATATCCAGATAGAGTCATAACTAGTATCCATATGTATGTAGATAATGAAAGACATAGTTTAGCTGATCCAGCCGAAATTGAATGGACAGAGGGTATAAAAACTTATGAAGTTTGGTGTAATAGAGGTAAATTACATCGTTCTGACGGTCCTGCATTATCTTATTGGGTAGATGACATTATATTAATATGAAAGAAATAAAATAGTTTATGATTTTTAAAAAAGAACAATGTTTCAATAGATATAATGTCATCTACTCAAAATGTTATTTATACCTCCGACCAACTAAATATTTATGGAACATGCTGGAATACTTGTATAAGTACACCACGAGATAGTACTTGGTGAATGGATAGGTTACCTTACCAGGATGGACTCTGTTAGAGCACAAATTACGAACTTTTATGTCTTATCAAGGTCCAGGAAAAATATACTTCTTCAAAGTTACACATTATGTGCAACATCTATTAATAATATGCTATTTAATCTTTCCAATTACACATTTTATGTGTAATTGGAAATCACTTTCTCTACCTGACTCAGTGTAAAAGGAAATAGTTACTTTACATTTACCATCATATTTCACCTATAAATAATATTATCAGCAATCAAGATCAATAAAATAATAAACGGTCTTCAAAATACACATGATTCATATAATTATCCTATAATTACTCTATTACATAAACAAGTACTATCTTAACTGTCAATGTTATAATTGGTTCATTAACTCAGATTAAATTTATTTTTCTTTGCTTTATCTAGAAATGTTATAGAATATTTATCCTGTTGAACAGCAAGTTTACAAATTTCATCTGTTTGATCCCTTACATACTGTAATGCCCTTCCATTTTGTTGAACAGCAAGTTTACAGATTTCTACATTTTCCCACATTTTATGTTCTTTAAATGGTACTGGAGTATCAATTATAATTATCTTATCCGATTTATACTTATTATTAAATTTTACCGTTTGTGCGTCATCTGGTATTTCGACAGTACATAAATGAGGATAATCTAATATTCTCCATGTCATGACATCTTTAAAGTCACAATACTAAATTCCCCCAGCTACACAGCTCCCTTCAGCGTTAAAAGGAATTATATCTTTATTTAAACCGACTTTCAGTTGTAAATTTCGGTTACACATATCATGATTAACCCATTTTACATACACATTTTTTTCTTCTGTTGAATCCATTACTTTTTCAATAGGTTCAGTTTTTCTCCATATAACGGATAAATACTGCAAAAGATATGATTAAATACACTAATCGTCAGTCCATGGGTATTCAGTACGTAAGAAACACCTACCATTTTCCGGGGTTTTGTACACATAAATACATTTATTAATATCTTAACAAACGTTAATAGATTTAAAGTTCTCGTTTCTTTTAATCCAGTTCATTCGATTGAAGTTGTAGGTATAAAAGTTTTCAATTCCCAGTTCTACTACAAATCACAGGGCCCTTTGACATTTATCTTTTTAAATTATAATAAACTACACGTTACAGGTTGTTACATAACATTTTTATTGATGGAGTTCTTTCAGTAACGCTTTTGTTGATTGTGTCTGTTGTTGTAAATCAGTGACTTGAGCAGAGATACTTGGTAAGGTAGGAACTTTTGTAATTTTCTGTGTCTTCTGTAATGTTTTCAGTACTTTATAATTTTTAGAACCCTTTGTTTTGGACAATATACTTTGTATATCCTTTAATATTCTTAAATGTTGTGCAATATTATTGTCAATATCTATATTAGATGCCATTTTTTTAGTTGCTTTGTCCATTTCATTAACAGATGATGCTTGTTGCAAATCTTGTTTACCTAAAGTTGTATCAATCATATGTGTAGAATCCGAACCTGGATTAGATGCATTCATAGTGTCATTCATATTCTGTATAAACGCACCTATCTTCTTTTTCTTAAGATCTGCAAGAGAATCTCCTGGACATGATTTAATGTTTGTACTATCAATTAATTTGTGGAAATCCTTATGAGTACGTATATCAAAATCATTTATATTTATTGCTTTGTCTGAAATGGCGGTTAATTGTTCCATAGTGTATCCCTTTTTGTGTAGGGTTGCTTTAATCATGTTAGTATCACATTTCTCATTCTTTGTATCAATATTATTAATAGTAGATTTACATTGAGTCGATACCGGACATTGTTTAGCTTTTTCCTCTACAATTTTGTTTTTTAGAGCATTTATACGCTTTTTTGCATGTATAATCTGTTTATTATATTTATCTGTGTGAGTAATAGCAGATTGATTAAGTTCTTTATATTTTTTTATGGAATTGGTTAAGTGGTGTATTCTTTTTTGTTTGTTTGCAATTCCCTTATTTAATTCAGCCGCATTTCGATGACCACATATTTGTTTTCTTTCCTTTTCCAATATTTTGATATGTTTTTTATAATCACTGTGATGTTTAGGATGTGTTTGATTAAATTCTTCCATCCTTTTATTAAGTTCCGGTAGTAAATGATGAATTACCTTACATCGTTGTTTAACTGTTACAAATGGCACTTTAATATCCATATATTTCGATAAAATGGGAACGGTCTTTTTTGTTTTTGTATTATATGCATATTTACCCTTATATAATATCATTTCATCATTTATCATAGTTGCCGCGTCAACATGTGACTCTATATAAGATATTTTAGATGCATCTTTTAACATACTAGCAATGTTCTCTTTCGTAGTTGTTTCTTTATTTGGATCATATGTATACATTACTGCACCCTTAAAAAATATAAAATAATATCCCGTATATAATACGGAGTCAAGATTACCTTTCATTGCCCTTTTATGAAGTTTTGGAAATACCGTTTCTAATTTAATAGGTTTAGTTACAACCTTTTTAGTTAATAGATCTATTACTGTTACCTTATCATCAAGAAACATATACAATTTATTACTGGCAATACATACAGTGTCTGGATTTACAAATGCCTCCGATAATCCCTTGAAATATTTAATAATTTTATATGGTCTGTTCATTTTGTGTAGTTTATGATTACTTATATCATACGTCGCTAAATGTTTATTTCCAAAGATATATAGAATTTTAGTTTCTGTTGAGGTTAAGCTAGTAATACTATCAAAATAATGTTTTTTTGTTATATGTTCACTACATTTAATATGCGCTTTATTTACTATCCCAGAATTCTTGTATATTTTACAATTAGATAGATTAACCCATGTGTCACGCATGTCATTTATTGGTGCTAATGCACCATGATGTTTATATAAACTATGATCGATTGCCTTGCCATTCATACACAAATCCCGTAATGGTGATAATGTCTTTTGTAATCCCTTACATGTATGCTGTGCTTTTTTCCATGTGCTTTTTCCCACCATATAAGGATTATCCAAAACTGTTGAAATAGAATGAATCTGATGTTCTGTTAGCCCTACATTATAGATATATAAATGAGACAATTCGCCATAGTAATTGGGTGCCAAAGGGGACTTGAAAATAATCATTGGTTTAGATGATAATCGTAATTGTCCGCCTACATTATCATTATGTTTTACAAGCTTACCATTTATATATAAATCACGACCATTGCTATTACGTGTGAAAACATATGTCTGCATTTTATTATAATTTGCATTTACATCAACTGATATTTTATGTTTTCCTCCTATATTACATGTTAATTTACCATTAGTTCCTGTTGGTGCAATTAACATTCCGCGTTCCTTTGGCCCTTCATATCCAAACAAATGTAATAATACACCATGTGATAATTTAGTTGTTTTACATCGAAACACAACAGTAAAATCATCATATCCATTAATACCTAATTCTGTCGACATTGGTCCAGACATATGAAAATCACCCTTGTTTATAAATGCACCATGCTTAATAGTTGCTATTCTATTAAGATCAAACTTTAATCCCCGTGCTAAATCCGTTACTATCTTGCCTTTACCTGGATAACATGCGTGATTTGCAGCATCTATAGCTAAAACTAACCCTTTTTTCCTAATTCCTTTAACTAGATGTTTCATTGAAGGACGACGTTCTTTACTAACTCTATCCGGTGCACTACTATCTGTCTCTTTGTACCATTCCCATAGTTTTACTATATTTTCATCAGTGATTCGTTTATTATAAACAATAAACACTTTCATATCTGCGTTCCATTTAATATTTTTACCAATACGTATATTTCCTCTTAATTTAGGATTAATGGTTTCGCCTGTGTTAGTAGTTACTTTTGCTCCGTCTATATATATGTTCATTCCATCAACAGAACGTGTAAATACATACATATGTTCTTCGGTACTGTTATTTAATTTATATTTCATATTCTTATTCATATGTGTAAATGATACTGTACCATTTGGTGAACATATCTCAGCACTAATACCATTTTTAATATTATTGTCACTAGAACTAATATAAAAGGGCGACCCTGATGTATGTGATTTGTCATGACATACAATAACTATAGTATATCCATCAGTTATATTAAAATCTTCGATATTAGTAGATTTTCCATGTCCGCTTGCATGCATATCTACTCTAAAACCATCTGATACAATTGGATTATTAAAATTAAAATGGTTATTTTTACCACTTAAATCCTTCCAATAAGTGTTTCCTTGTTTAGAATTTATAGATGAACTATATCTGGCATCTAGATAGCACTGTATATTATCAGTTAACAATTCATTATTTAAAACATTATACATGTCTATATACACTAAATAATTATTATTTAGACTAATATAATGCAAAGCCCTCTTTTAATAGGTCATTTGGTTTTGGTGCATCAGAAGACTGAGCCTCAGTTTCAGCTTTTTGTTTGATGTCCTCGCCAATTTCAGCATCGGTTTTACCCTTATTTATCATATCTGTTTGGGGAACAATACTTTCAGTACTTTGTTTTAACTTTAATATAGCCTGATCTATTTCCTCTTGGATATCAGGTGATATATTATCACCCATTGGTTCTGGTGTTAATTGTGAGGAGAATGTTCCCAATTCAGCTGGCATATGATAATTACTTATATAAGACTCATTTCCTTTGGGTGAACAACCACATAATAATTTACACATTAATCTACGAAATAGCTTGATAGCGACTCCTATATAATCTAAAGAAGAATAAAACATAACAACAATTAAAGATATAACAATCTTATGGTAAGTACTTATTGCTGTAGCAGGTATTGTAGATGTTGTATAAAATACAATTGACCCTAACATTAGTGATCTAGTTAAAAGTGAGATGATATATCCTAAATCCATATATTTTAGTTCATATTTTTATTCTGTTGTGTATTTTATATTTATGCTTCGTATATTTATCTTACATAACATTATTACAATCAGATAACTTTCTATATCTATACTCTATAATATCACATCTTTCTTGTAGTTGACTATATTTCGATTGCAATGCTATATATTGTGCAACAATGTATGACCGCTTGCTCCAATCATCACCAAATATAATACGGTTAAATTCCCCAAAGTCATGATTTAATGGAATTGAGTTATATATATAATTTTTAATTTTATATATCGTAACATTGGGTATATTATCCCATTTATAAGTATGTTTTGTCTTTTCTCTTGCAATATTACACCATATATCTAGTGTTTTCATATCAATATCATATTGATATATACTCATTATAGTACTTATCGATTTATCATAGTCTTGAACACTTTCGTTTATTTCTCCGTAATTCTCAAAATTTTTACCAATAGTTTGTTCATAATACATATATCTTTGATTATATTCATAATTATTAAACTCCATAATACGTCCATATTTTTTTATTTTTCCGTATAACTCAATATCGTTTAATAAATATTTTATTACTTCAATTCTACCAAATCTTAACGCAACATCAAATAATCCCATATATTCCTCAATATTATCATATGTATTGAATAATTTTTTTAATTTAGTTAACTCTCCACGGGCTATAACAGAATATAATAAAAATTCAAAATCACCTACTTCATAATAATTATCAATAAAGGTTTCAAATAATTTATTATAATTTATGCTATTATGTTGTAATAGCAATACATATCTTTTATCTGCTTTAATCATTTCACCTTTCTCTCCCAATCCTGTTAAAAGACTAGATATATTTATAAGAAACTCGTACCATTTCTTTTGATATATTGGATGACCTTTTCCCATAATAACATAATCAAAGACATAATCATATACTACATGACGCTCATCAATATTCATAATTAATATCATTGGATTATTTTTAATATAGTTATGGATATCCGCGCCTAACCCATTGTTAACGGAGAGTAAGTTATTATATAATAATTTACTCTGACATATATTTGTACTATCTTCTATAATTAAGTTATATAATTCTTGTAATTCCGATCGTGCACCCATCCTATATTATACACTAATTTAATAAATTAATTTATTTCTATTAATTTATTTTAATTTATTTCTATTAATTTATTTCTATTAATTTATTTCTATTAATTTATTGAGAACAAGTCAATAATGCATTTTTCTGTCATGTTTTATAACATTAACAATATTTATTGGTAAAGGAGGGGGAGTAAGACTAGATAAAAAAATCTCTATTAGTTTCCAATTTTCTGATATTTTTAACCAGTTTATAATAAGTTCGCTTCGTTTCTTTTTCAACAATGAACCCGGTTTATTTAATTTACCTTTGGTTGGTTCATCCTCATCTAATGCATACACCTTACCGTACAGTAACAAGAAATTACGATCAGCTAGATCACCGCTACCAGCTATGTATCTAATAATATGGTAGCATACAAGGTAGGCTTTTTGTTTATTTTTCAGTTTTGACCAATGTTTATCCATTTTCCAATAAATAGACTCTAGTTTCGGATGACTAAAATCAATAACAACCGTCGCTTCCATGCTTTCGTTGCTTCTTTGTCTTTTATTGGTAAATTAATATGACTCAATAAATCATCTGAGATCATAAATGGATATTTAGTATGAGTTTTAATTTTATTGTAGCTAATACCTAATCCCTTAACATTTAACCATAAGTCTGGTATAAGTTCTATACATTCTATATTTTCAATATATGGTAATTTTAACTGTTTTTTCCATTGTGCCATCGCATATGAATGTTCACAACCAAAACTATTGATATATGGACCTTTAACAACAATTCTATCACCTTTCATCCACTTTTTAAAATCCCTTTTCATGACTGCAAAATAAACATCACTTTTGCTACGACTCGTACCTATTTGAGCACGAGAATAAACCTCAAAATAACTGCTTTCCAAATCTATGTTAATAGCTTCAATAGGTTCAATAGGTTTAATAGGTTTAATAGGTTTAATAGGTTTAATAGGTTTAATAGGTTTAATAGGTTTAATAGGTTTAATAGGTTTAATAGGTTTAATAGGTTTAATAGGTTTAATAGGTTTAATAGGTTTAATAGGTTTA